TGATCTCTTCCCTAATGTGATTTTCATGATCTCTTCCCTAATGTGATTTTCATGATCTCTTCCCTAATGTGATTTTCATGATCTCTTCCCTAATGTGATTTTCATGATCCCCTCCCTATTGTGTGTTTTTATCTCATTATTTAACGCTTATAAAAAATCATAAATATAATAATACATTATTATATAAAAAAATGAATGCATCTACCACTGATTTTAAAAATGATTTTAAACATATGTTACACCAATATTTAGGACATTTGTCGAGTGGTGAGAACAAACGAAACTTTCTAACGGAGGAGTTTGAGGTTCGTTTCCAGCCATATAAACAACCGTTTTTCAGCAAATGTGATTATGATAATGTGATTTCCAGATTAATGGCGGCTGGGTTCACATGTAAAAATCCGGCGGGTGTAAACATGTTGCGGATTCAGACCGAGATACCAAACAAATCAGCGGGTTCCAAGATTGTCATGTCAAACATTCGAACGGAGATTTCGGGATCTGATGTGATTCAAGATTATTGCAAACTGAATGATGATTTGAACAAACTGGCGGAATCGCCGGAGAATTTCAACAAGATCAAGTTCACGTTGAAGGCTCCGGCGAAGAGTAACGAGTCCATGGGCAGCGAGATTAAAAAGATATCAAACCGTGATTTCAACTTCAACATCTCTTTCAATCTGGAGACCGATTACAAACTCAACTCAAATGCCCCCGTGAGTATTATGAAAGACTGGAACAACTCAAGAAAAACCTTTCGTCTGATAAATCGCATCCGATTTGAACACAAAACCTCACCCATCGCAGTGGATCTGAGTATTTTACGAAACTCTTATAAATCCAATGGAGTGATGATCCCCGTATTTCACATTCAAGACTCGGGTGTTTTCAAAAACCAAGAACTTTGTGAAATTGAACTCGAGATTATCAACGATCGGGTCGGGCCGGGAAAGGACTTTAACCACGTTGATAAACTGGTCCACGAATCCCAATTGGTGATCAAAACCGTCATGTGCGGTCTCCAATGCACAAACTATCCGATTCCTTATCATGTGCAAGAATCGATCCAAACCTCCTATCTGAAAACGATTTTAGGAGAGGGATTTCAACCACGCGAGGTCAACAACCGCGACTTTATCGGACCGAACTCGTGCACATTGCAACTTCAAAACGTCATGGAGAACGAAAACACCACCGAACCGAACATCCGCAACGATTATTGTATCACCGACAAAGCCGATGGAGAACGCAAACTGATGTATATCAGCAAAGAGGGGAAGATCTATTTGATCGACACAAATATGCGGGTACAGTTCACTGGTTGTTTGGTGGATCCCAATCTATGTGGCGAATCGATTTTGGACGGCGAACACATCATGCGAGACAAGCATGGGCGATATAACAACATGTATGCCGCATTCGATATCTACTTTTTGAAAACCAGATCCCTGCGTGAAAAAAACTTTATGAAGATCGGAGATGATGTGGACGATTCCAAGAGTAACGACATCAAGTACCGATACTTGATATTAAAACAGGTTGTCGAAGAAATCAACAACACGCTTCATTCGATTATCAAAGACGCCAAGACCGACATCGATATCAGCACCAAGTGTTTTTATTTCTCCACCACCAAAACCGACATTTTCAAAACCTGTGCCGAGTTGTTGCTCAAACTGAACGACAACATATATCCATACGAAACCGACGGCATGATTTTCACGCCGATGAACACGGGGGTGGGTGGGAACCGCAGTGGTCACGCTTGCAAGATGGAGAAGTGCACCTGGCCAATGTCGCTCAAATGGAAACCACCCGAGTTTAATACCATCGATTTTTTGGTGACCTACAAATCGGCAGATGAGACCGCGATTACAACGATATTTGAGGACGGGATGCATATGGACTCCAACCCCATACGTCAATATCGAACACTCGTATTGATGTGTGGATTCAATAAAAAGTCGAAAATGATTTACGATGCCTTCCGCGATTTGCTCAATGATATTGTTCCAAGCGACGATTATGACGAAACCTATGTCCCGAAACCCTTCTTGCCGAGTTTGCCATATGATACGGATGCGTGTTTCGCCAATATATCTGTTGATTCCCGCGGACAAATGATTACCGAGATGGGCGAGACGTTTGAGAAGCACATGATCGTCGAGTTCAAATATGATTTGTCGAGAGAGGAAGGCTGGCGATGGGTGCCGCTGCGTGTCCGACACGATAAAACCTACGAGTTCCGCATTGGAAACAAGAACTTTGGAAACGCATACCACGTGGCAAACGAGAACTGGAAATCGATTCATTTCCCCATCACGAAAGAGATGTTGTGCGGCGGTTCGACTCTACCTGTCAAAGAGATGTCGGACGAGATATATTACAATGGGTCTGAACGGGCGTCTTCCTTTACGAAAGGGTTGCGAAATTTCCATAATCTGTATGTGAAAAAACGGCTCATCACTGGCGTCTCCAAGCAAGACGATATCCTGATCGATTTTGCGGTTGGCAAAGGTGGCGATATCCCCAAATGGAAGCAGTCGCGTCTGAAATTCGTCTTTGGGGTCGACGTCTCGAAAGACAATATTGTGAACCAATATGATGGGGCGTGTGCTCGATATTTGAATGAGCGTAAACACGCACGCACACTGTTTGAAGCCTTGTTTGTTTGTGGCAACAGCGGACTCAACATCAAGAATGGCACGGCATTCTCAGGCACCACGGAGCAGGCGGTTGCGAATGCGGTGTTTGGCAACACTAAACTTAACTCGGAATTGGGAAAAGCCGTCGCGAAAAATCACGGAATCGGCAAATCGGGGTTCAATATCAGCTCGTGCCAATTTGCGGTCCACTATTTCTTCGAAAACAATACGATCCTGCACAACTTTTTGCGGAATGTGTCTGAATGTACCAAGGTGGATGGGTTCTTCATTGGCACGTGTTTCGATGGGGTCTCTGTGTTTGAAAAGTTGAAATATGTTGAACACCATTCGATTATGGTCGATGATACGATGATATTCGATGTTCAGAAAAAATATAGTCAAACAGGGTTTGTGGGCGATGAAACAAGTGTTGGTTATGCAATCAACGTCTATCAAGAATCCATCAATAAATATGCGATCGAGTATTTGGTGCACTTTCATTACCTTGTTCGACTCATGGAAAACTATGGATTCAAACTGTTGACAAATACTGAAGCGAATCATCATGGGTTTCCATCCGGCAGTGGATTGTTTTCAGAGTTGTTTCATCAGATGAAGAAGGAGGGAACCGCCATGGAGATGTCCGAGAAAGAGAAGGAGATTTCGTTTTTGAATCGGTATTTCATCTTCAGAAAAATTCATGATGTCAATGCAGAAAAAGTGTATCGATCGATTACGAAAACAATCGACAAAGAGGGGATTCAAGAAGCAGTGAAAGAAGTTTTGAAAACTACTCCTGTTTATGTGAAACGGTTGAAACATAAGGTTGTATTGCAATCATCCGCTGTATAAAAATTTTATAATATTCATATATTTTATATTTAATGAGAGTAACCACCGTAACCACATACGATTACCGAAGATACAAAACAATTGGCTTAGTATCGGTTGTGCATATTGAAGATTCTGCATTTATGTGGGAATATTTTAAAAACTTGACGAATCTTGTATCATCCAGCAGGAGTTTAGTTGAAAATCGTTTTAATGAAGCCAGACAAACATGTTTAGACAAAATGATAGCACAAGCAAATGAGATTGGTGCATCCGAGATTATTGGAATGGATATTGATACACAAACGTTTGTAACAAACAATAAACGTTTCATTGTTTTTACGGGAACTGGTACTGGAATTCGAAAGATACAGAATGAACACCCCTCGATGACAAAAACAAGAAGGTCAAGATCTCAAGATTTAAGTGTAGAATCGAGTGATGTTGAGTTGAAACAAAATAACTCAATGAATAGAAGAAAATTCACTGAAAAATAATTTATTTAGCAAAAATATGTTTAAAAACAAAAAATATCTGCGTATGTGTATGTGTGTTTATTTTCCATGGATTGTTTTTGTAATGACATATAGTGCATCATATGGATCGACATTTGCAGCGGGGCGTCGGTCTTCTATATAACCATAACCCAGCTGTTTGGTTTTGTTCGGAACTCGCATCGATGTGTTTCTTGTTCCGACTCCCCACGAAAACGCGTTCATGGATGCCGTCTCGCATTTTCCAGTGAGTCTGAATTCATTTCCGGTTCCATAGGCGGCGATATGTTCCGCATGTGTTTCAGCAAATTGAGTCATCAGTTCAACTATGACATCGTATCCACCGACCTCTCGACTCGCCTTTGTACTGAAGTTGTGGTGGCAACCGGATCCATGACGATCATGAAAAGGCTTGGGATGGTAGCAAACGCGGTATCCATGTTTTGCTGCAATCTTTTCCAACAAGAATCGTGCAATCAATAAATTGTCGGCGGCACGAAGACCCTCGCATGGACCCAATTGAAACTCCCATTGGTTCGGCGATACCTCGCTATTGGTTCCGTAGAACCTTACGTTGATGAACATACATACAATCATATGTTCATCAACAATTTGCTGCTGGACTGGATTGTTCGCAACGCTGCAGTAATGCGGACCCTCATATGATTTGTTGTTGTCAGATGATACCAAATAATATTCTTGTTCTTGTCCAAACCAGATTTGTAGATCTTTAACATCTTGATTGTTATACAGTTCAGCAACCTTTGCACGCGTGTTTGATGGCAGTGGCAAGTTCGTGATCGCGTCATATGTTTCACATACCACCAAATAAGCCTCAACTGGTTTCAATGGATTCTTGATATAATAGACCGGTCTTAGAATGATTTCGGTGTTTCCGTCCTCAGATGCCTGTTTAGTAGAGGATCCATCCGTAGTAAAATCTTCAAACAAAAACGGTTCTCCAGTTTGAAATATCACGGCCTTGTTTTTTGTGCGGAGGTTGCCATCTCCATCAATGAAAACATAATCTGCAATAACTGTAGTCATTTTAGTCTCGTCATAAAACAATTTTTTATGATTTTATTGAGAAAATGCAGTTTCGCAGGAACAATACATTCTGCCCTGTTTGTAAAAAGAATGGCAGATCCGAGGAGGAATATATGTCGCACAACATAAGAGACAATCAAAATAATCTCTGGTGTCCTATTTTATTGAATATGATATGCAATGGTTGTGGTATGAATGGACACCTTCGTGCCAATTGTCCAAATCGAACTTTTTTTCGACCCACTGGAGTGAAGGCGGCACCGCCACCACCACAACTTCCATCGTTGGCGAGTGAAGAGGCTTTTCCATCAATGGGTAAGCTTGCGACCAGTAAGCCTACAATGGCGACCAGTAAGCCTACAATGGCGACCGGTAAGCCGGCAACAGACAAGGTTGTAACGGCATCTCCTTCAATTATCGAGACAATCTCATTTCCACCGATCAAAGACGCATCTTCTTGTGAGCTGTCTTCTAAACACGTTTTTTCTTATTCGAATATTGCAACAAAAAACCCCACAACTCAATTACCGACCCAACCAACTGTCGATCCGAAATATAGTGGATACGTAACGGTTAGCAGGGCTGACTGGAAAAAACAATCAAAAATTGATGATTCGTACATGCGTAACCTCGAGTTGCAACGAGAAAGTCAAATTGAACCAGATTATTTCATGAATAATATATACGGCGGAACGATGTTGCTAACGAAAAAACAATTCGAAAGGTATCACAATGATATCGATACGTCTCGTATAGAGATCATTGATGACAGAAATAGTGACGATGACAACTGTGATTATGTAGATGTCGTTGATGACGATGATGAATATGAAGATGACGACGAACCATAAAAAAAGGGATAAGCGAAGCGATAACCTCGTCGTGTTCAGCTTTGCTTAATCCCATACTCAGATGACTCGCAAAATATCATGACTCGCAAAATATCATGACTCGCAAAATATCATGACTCTCCAAAATAATATAAACATATTTGACCTATTTTAATTAATTCGAACGAAAAATGATATACATTTTATTACCAAAAATTACCGGAAATTATTTAAACAAATTGAAAATCACATATGGCACAGATCAACCATTGCCATACATGTCATATTCCTTTAACCATTATTTAAACGAGATCAAGGATAAAATCGCAGAACTCGGTGACGACTGGAACACTTATAAAAAATACACAAATCCATACGAATACATTTATACAAACTCGCATAAAACCAGCGTTTGCAAGTACAAGCCGATTTCGCGGGCATACTTCAAAATGATCGAGATATTGAACACATTCAACTTCAAGGTTTTGCAACCCTATACTTTGATAAACATGTTTGCACTCGCAGAAGGTCCTGGCGGATTTATCGAGGCGGTATTGAATCATCGAAACAATCCATTCGATAAGTATTACGGAATGACAATCGAAGACCCGTCAGACAGCGAAGTGCCTGGTTGGAAAAAGACGGCGAGTTTTTTGAAATCCCATTCGAACATCATTCTTGAAAAGGGGGCAGACAAAACTGGAAACATGTTGAACATCGAAAACTTCAAACATGTGACCGCTTTGTATGGTGGCAAGATGGACTTCATCACTGGCGACGGCGGGTTCGATTTTTCGTCGGATTTCAACAATCAAGAGTCGAGTATATTGAAACTGCTGTTTGCACAGATTGCTTATGCAGTTTGTCTCCAAAAACCAGGTGGCAGTTTTGTGCTGAAATGCTTCGATTGTTTTCATAAAGCAACCGCCGAACTGATTTTACTATTGTCGAGTCTCTATGAAAAGGTATATGTGACAAAGCCGAACACAAGTCGTTATGCGAACTCGGAGCGATACCTGGTTTGCACGAATTTTACGGGAAACAATCCGGATGTTATCAACACATTTGAAGAACTCATGACGAATCTATGTAGAGACGATGGGGTGTTTATTAAAAGCTTTTTAAATAGCACCCGTATCCCTGTCTCTTTCTACAATAAATTGGAAGAATGCAACTCGGTGATTTGTCAGATACAATTGGACAACATCCACAACACTCTGGCATTGATTCGGAATAGTTACAAAACAGACAAAATCAATTACTATATGAAATCGAATCTCCAAAAATGCATTCAATGGTGTGTGAAAAACCATGTCGATTATAATTACACAACCTCTGATAATATTTTTTTAAAGTCTTCAACTGTATAAAACTTATGTAATATATATACGTCAATATATATATTAGATGAATATCGATGTAGTCGGCGTCAAAACCGACTTTGAACGGATGATTACGGAACATGCAAACGCGTTTTTTTTATATTGTGACACAGATGATTGGTTGTTCTCTAACGATGTTTATGGATTGCGAAAATATAGACAAAAGGCGTTTGCGATCCCCGTTTGTACAAAGGAGGATGGTTGTTTCAAGGGTCTCGGTGTTTATAACAAGATGATTATTGATGTGGCTTTCAATCGACTGTTTGCGGCCATTCAAAATAATCCGGACATAGATACCGTATATTATTTGTTTGACGACACCAGTAATTATTGCATTCGAGTGGTTCACGAACATCCATTTGTGCACACATCTGTGGTTTCGTATATTATGAAAAAAATATTTTCGATATCGAATCGTCCTCTAAAAATAATGGTTTCCTCGCCTTTTGTCATAAATTAATTGCAATCCTTGTTTTTGTCATAAATTAATTGCAGAAAAACAATGTCTCATTTTGGCGAAACTGTTATCACTCCAGGCGATGGACTCACGCCAGCCGAATTGACTGCTGTTACGAAGGCACTTTCCGATCCCAACTCGCTTATCAAGTCTTGGTACGATAAATGTATACTCCAAGGCAATCGCATTGAAGAGGTCCAGATCAAAGGAATCAAAATGTTTGGACCCAAAATCGGATTTTGGTTCATTGATACGATTTTTCGTGATTCTAAAAATCGTATTGTCCCAGGCACCGTGTTTTTACGAGGCGATTCAGTAGCTTGTCTTATTGTTATTGAAGAGGAAGATGATGGAGGTAAACGAAAACGAGAGGAGGATTGGAAACCGACATACCACACAGTGTTCGTTGAAGAACTGAAAGCTCCAGCGGGAGGTAAAATCAAACAAATTCCCGCTGGTATGTTGGATGGATCAAACAAACTCGGTGGAAAGATGTTTGATGAAATCAAGGAAGAAACCGGACTTGAGTTAATACCAACTGAACCGGTCGAGTGTGAATCAGTAATGCCACGAATGCCATTGGACACATTGATCAGTTTGGGATCATTCGCACCATCGATCGGCGGCTGTGAAGAGATTATTCATAAGTTTGTATACTTTACCAAGATGACGAGCAGCCAAATCGCAGCAATCAATCTCTCTACACAAGGTAGAGTTGATGAAAATGAAAACATAATCGTTCATGTGGTACCTTTAACGTGGAAGACCATATTCGAGAGTGGAGATTCAAAAGCAGGGATGGCTGCCGCAAAACTCAACTACTATTTTCCAGGATACATTTCCTCTTAAATTTTTTATATCAATGATATAAAAAAATCAATCAATCATTTTACATAACTGCTAATTTACCAATTAACTCGTTTTTTTTCATTTTTGCGACTTGTTCCGCATTTACACCTTTTTCAATTAATAAGTTTTTTAAAGCACTTGGAGTCAATTTCTTTAATTCTGTTTTTGATATGTTTGTTGTATGAACCTTATTTACAACGACTTGATGATCGGTTTGTTCCAATGATTTTAATTCAGAATCTTCCTCACCATCGAGGTCACCATCGAGGTCTTCATCAATGTTGATTTCAAACTCTTCTGGGAATGACATGTCGACGTTTACAATTTTTACTTTGTCTTCATTTTTCATCTGAACCACCTCATGCTGACGTTCTTCGTCATCGTCATCGTCTTCATCATCATCTTCATTCTCACTATCATCAATCTCATTTATGTCTTCGCTTTCGCTTTCACTTTCGCTTTCACTTTCGTCTTCAGACAAAACAATCTTAATCAATTCATCATTTGTCTTAACCTGATGTGACGGATCAGGAGCATGATCATGATATTGATGATGTTGTTGATGATACTGATATTGCATTGTTGATATCAACCCATTTACTTCATTTCGCAATTTTGTATGTTGTGAATATACGTCTTGTACAACTTCTAAACAGGTAGCATTGTTTTGTTCCACCTCAACAATTCTCTTTTTAAAATAATAAACCAACCCGCCCATAATGATAATCAAAACTGCTAAACTAAATAATAATATTGATTCAAATAGTACACTCATTTACTATAATGCGTCAAATAAATATAATGATTTAGAACGCAGTTTTTGATTGTACATATGTCTCTAAATCTTCCAAATCGGAAGATGACAAATCAGAAGATGACACATCTTCATCGGGCTTTTGCGATGGTTGCGTCAATTTATCAATGATTGTCTTGTATTTCTGAATTTGCAAATCAACATTCGGTTTCACATGATTCGAATGTCCCGCAAACATATAATGAAAAACCAATACTGCTAAAACTGAAATTATAAATATCCAACCGATCATTTTACCATATCAATATAGTTTTCTACCTCCGAATTTTACCTATGCGCCATGGTTTTCGAAACGTTCTATTCTTTCGAATCTTATTGAATCTCTTGTAAGACTTCTTGAATGTCTTCTTGACATAGTTATTGACATTGCCCACAGAGTGATTGGCATTATTGAATGTCTTCTTGACATAGTTATTGACATTGCCCACAGAGTGATTGGCAAACCTCTTGACAGAGTCTTTCTCTCCAATCACAATCTTCTTTAACTTTTCAAATCCGGTCGTTATTTGGTCCATTATACTATATCATATTAAAAAAAAACAATATAAATCGTAATTCAAAGGGTTGATTATAATATGCCTTCGGTTGTTATTATCGAAAGATCTGGTTCATTAAAAACACACACTTCTGCAGATATCAATGATTTGTATAAAATATATGGGTCAACTGAAATCGTTTGTGCACATACTTGGTCAATAAAAGATAAAAAACTGTCAATCTATGGCAATACAAAGGGTCGAGCAAACACAGAGAACAAATATGAATTCCCACCACCGATTGACAATGTCTTGTTTTTTGGTAAATGCATCGCTGTTTTGTACGACGAAACCAATAAGGTTATTGATCTCGGGAAAAAAGACTTTGCCGCCATTATGGAAAATCTGTATGGAGGTTTTCATGACCTCGGTTCCGAGGAGGAGGAGCAAGAAGATGATGATGAAAACCTACCGAAAAACAAGTATGGTTATGTAGAAGATGGATTTGTTGTCAACTCGGATTCAGATTCAGAAGAAGACAAAAAGAAGAAGATCGCCAAACCGAAGAAACCAAAACTACGCGATGAGCTCACGGAAGAAGAATATGTTGCAAAATCATAAAAAAAATATGTCAAAAATCACTCTCCAATGTGTAAAGGAAAAAAGTAAACTGAGAATCAAATTCTTCAGTTTTACAGATACGGAAGGCAAAGTCTATACAAATGTCTACAACAATGATTTGAACTGCAAGTTTCCCAAAGATGTTCGTCAAGATGGGTATTTCTACGAGATCGGACCTGACGATATTGTGATGGTTTCACGTCCAAACACTCAGGCATTCTACCAAATCAAAACCACAAACATGAAGATTGTTCCTAAATTGGATATGAGCAGTCTTCGAATCTATGAAATCACCGAATGCGTTGTTTGTATGGATGAACCCTCCACGGAGATTCTTGTTCCATGTGGCCATCTTTGTATGTGTAAATCTTGTTGCGAATCCTTATTAAAAAGTCGCAGCAATTGTCCCATCTGTAGACGCGATGTTCAAACGGTTGTCTCTTGACCAAATTGAAAACTCATCAAAATACATGTTCCATCGCAATCACTCTTGAAACTTCCAATAACCCGGTATTTCGAATTTCTTTTGTTGCGGTGATAAATGATTGTCCATATTTTATCAAGTTTGTCAAAGCAATCAGGTTTCTCTTACCAGTTGGTATACCGCAACAAAAATACAACGGTTTTATGTTTTCTCTATATATAATATCACTTGGTGTCATACAATATTCTCCGCATATATTTTCACCCAAGTAGGCAATTATTTCGTTAATTAAGGTTGATTTTCCGCTTCTCTCGGGTCCAAGTAAAATCATCATTTCAGTGTTTGAAACATTGTTTTTTATATTTTCTACATATTGTACCAAATAGTTATAATCGCTGTGTGATAAATATTGACTCCAATTAGTTAAAGATGCCATTTTTGTATAATATAAAAAATTAGCGTTTATATTTATTGTATTTGTTTACATTTGTCTTGTATACGGAGGGTTTATGATTGTTGCCGGATGGCTTATGCAACAACTCTCTCAAAGACACCAGCCGCGTGTTTTCGCCAACCACCTTCATGGGCATCCACTTTTTAAACTTTGGATGGTATTCGCATTGCATTTTATACTCCTTTTTCAAATCCACATACTTGTCTAGATTCACGTTTTGAAACATGTCCTCATCCTCACTCTCTTCTCCAAGATCCACATTTGTGTTTTCGCGTATGGTTCGAAACAAGTTATTCATCAAACGACTCGAATCGCGACTGACAATATATGCAATATTGACATATCCATCATATGCAAACAAATGATATATGTCGTTCTGAATATCCGCAGTCACTTTGAATACCGCGTGTTTCAGTCGGGATTGCGAATAATGGTCCAAATCATTTCTTGGAAAAAGAATTGTGCTTGGCGACGATTCCGTGTTCATTACGGCATCTTGTCTCTTTTTGTATACATGATTCAAATAAGGAGAGATTGTTTTCGAACTCCGAAACTGGATATGATGTGTGGGATATGCAGTCTTTGATGTCATCGATTCGTAAAACGGCAACGACTCCAACAGCTTGTTGTCTCCTGCGACCAAAGACATATAAGGCAACGCGAAAATGCTTGGAACCCGACACTTCGACATGAGTTCGTTCATGTATGTCAATTTCTCGCCAAAGGTGAATTGCTTCACTTGCAGGCCGCGGAAATAGTAAATGTCCTCGATGATAAACACTTGTCTCTCGTTGATCTCGCACAAAGACCCATACAAAACGGTTTCGTGTGACAACCGGTGGTCGAACGTATCGACTGCGATTTTTACAATCTTCGATATCTTTTGGTCTTTGTTGATGTCCAATAAATAACACACGTCTTTGTCTTGGTCGTAAGTAAACCATGCAAACTGTTTCTTGCCATTCGGGATCGAAATACAAATGTCATAATTGGATGAAACTTTCTTATGTGCAACTGTTTCATAAGAAAGTTCTAGTTTCGGGAATCGTTTTGCGAGACGCTCAATCTGTTCGTGGGATAACTCCATCTTTTTTGTTTATATATGTGCGATGTCTTTATATCGTTTCAAAAAATTGGAGTTATGTCAGCTTCGTTGTAATAATCCTTTAATTTTTTTGGTTTATTACTCATTTTAGCCATTTGCTTTATATATCCTATGTCAAATTTTAAAAACAAGGTGTACAACTTATTCAAATTAATCTTTGTGATCTCTTCCCAAGTAGTAACGGATTTCATGTCGGCAAGTATACTATCATATGTAAATGTTTGGAGGCGTCTCGCACCCAAATATGACAACGCGTCGAGCGAGTCTTTTACATCATTTGTAAAGTCGATATAATTAATCGGCGGTACTTTACCAGGTGTTGCATTAAGTCTTGCTTGCAGTTTTGCTTCAAGTATTGTCTTGAAATTTGTAAAGTTACGCATATCATATGATAATAATATTCGAATCATTAAAATAGATATAGTTGGACCGAATAAATTATTAATATTATTATTTATGATATCATCAATATTTACATTGATACTTTTTAATATATCATTAACAATATTTACATTGAGATCTCCTTGAGTTGATTTGACAATAGAGTATTTCTTTACCAACATATCACTAAATATATTGTATGGAACAATATCACTATTTTGTGTCAGAGGACCGGGACCCGGTACTAAAACAGAACTTGTAGATGCTGGGGATGCTTTAGTTGTTGTTGTAGGTGCGGATGTAGAGGATGCTTTAGTTGTTGTCTTTACGGATGTAGAGGATAGGTTTGATCCATTTTTGTCTTCTTCTTCGTCGGATTCTTCATCATCCGATTCTTCTTTTACAGCAACTCCTTTGTTGCTCAATACATTCATCATTTTTTCATTATCTTCAATCAACTTTTGATTTTCCTCTCGGATCATTTGTTCATATGACATCGACGATGGTTTAATCGAATTAATTATATTTCGGGTTGCCCGTCCGAATTCATTCACACCTCGATTAATATCTTGCAATATCGTTTTCCGCGTTTGATTGGAAGACCGCATAAACTTTGTATAATCCTTTGGGTTAAATATATCATACAATTCTTTAAATGTAACATCACCATTTTTCAAAAAACCGAATTTGATACTTATCACATTCACTAAAAAAGGCATTTTCAATAAGTGTCGAATTTGAGTGATTCGCGCGGTGCCTTCTATTTTGTCTAAATCAAAGGCTTCAATATCGTCATCTTCCTTAGTAAGTTCATGTGCATGTGATAGCAATAATTTTTGGTATTCGTTTATAAAACGTAACTTGCACGTGTCTTCTATCGGTCCGATACGTCTCTTTCTTACAATGCGAAATGGTGTTGTCAAACTCGGTTTCTTGATGCTGTTTAACTTCTCGATAATCTGGTTTGTAAGATGTATTAAATTAAGGTGTTTTGTATCATTGATCGCAATTTTCACGAATTTTTTTTTGGTTTTGTTGTTATTTTTATCGAATGGGTGAAAAAAATCATTCACGTTATCCATCATGTTTTCAAACAAGCTTGATGGTATTGATTGATCATCGCTATAATAACGGGGATTAATATGATTGGTTTTCACATAATCGCGGGTTGCAAGTATGTTTTGAGTCTTTACATTGACAATATCATTGTTATCATTATAATCAACATTTAATACTAAACCATATGCACCCCCCTTCTTTTTTCTTGTGGTGGATTTTCGTTTTGTCTTCATCCTGGGCTACTATATATTACAGAGAATTAATTATTTCTTGGTCAAATATTTCAAGAACGTACTTCGTTCGTCGTTGTTATGGGTGAACTGTATTTCGTATGTATTACCATTGATACTGATTACTTTCGCTTCTTTACCATTTTCTGGACTTGCACTGTTGGTGAATGTTACCAAATCCCCAACCTTAATCTTTTTATCTTCTTCTTCCTTTGCTAACCTTTCTGCTTCTTTTCTCTCTGCTTCTTTTCTTTCTGCTTCTTTTCTCTCTGCTTCTTTTCTTTCTGCTTCTTTTCTCTCTGCTTCTTTTCTTTCTGCTTCTTTTCTTTCTGCTTCTAACCTTTCTGCTTCTAACCTCTCTGCTTCTTCTTCCTTTGCTAATCTCTCTGCCATAATCCTATCCGCTTTTATCTGTTCTGCTTTTTTATCTGCCTCCTCCAATACATCTGTATATTGAATTGGGTGACCAAGCTTTAAAGTAAGATTATTATTGATTTTCTTCAATCGTTCGTTCTCAATGACATAGTCGGGCCGAGTATCCTGATTCTTCGGTTCATCTTTTGGTACTGGCGAATAATAAAGGGCTTTATCAAACAGCCCTGATTTTATTAGGTTTGCCGCAATGGATCGTTCTTTTGAGGTCAATCCATACAAGGCATTAAACAGGATTTTTTGATTACCGATGGATCGCAATGCATCAAGATTCGTTTTATTTTTGTCTTGTCTCCGAATTGGATTGATTGAATTATTAACTGCACGAATCATTTTGTTGAGCACATTGATTTCGCGAAGATCTTTGTCGGTATGCATTGCGATTTTTATTTTTCGGGTTTTTACTGAAGGATTGTTCTCATTGTTTAACCTAAAAAACTCTTGTACATTTGTAAAAATTTTGTTAATATCAAACTTATCACCGATTTCAGGGTAGATACGATTTTTTTTTATATATTCGTTTTTGTCTATACCCGGTTCTATGCTGACGTTTTGATATGATACGACCGGAATGATGCCATAGAGGTCTCCGCCTTTGAGATCTCCTCCGCCTTTGAGATCTCCTCCGCCTTTGAGATCTCCTCCGCCTTTGAGATCTCCTCCGCCTTTGAGTCTGCGTGTCCGAGTTGATCTTTTCTCTCTTTTCCTGTTTTGTCTATATGTCCCCATGTTGTTATAATATAATTATAAAAAAATGTCATGTTATTCGTTTTCTTCAGGTGCATTAAAATAAATGTCTCTATACTTCTCAATCTTGCTGTCTGGGATGTATCCATTCAAAAACAGCTCGATCGCACGATCCGCATTATTCAACATTTCGATAATAAAATGAATCGAGTATACACCGCACTCGGTATTCCCACGCTGGTGTTGTTTATGGTTTCTCATGAATTTGAAATTGATACCGTTTGCAACGCCCTGTTGTTTCACGATCTTGATAAAATTCGAAATCTCTCGCGGAATACTACCGTTCGCACTATCGAAAAACATGATGATCCGTTTTTGAGCATTGATAAACAAGGAGATCCAGTGTGAACCCGACTCGTCATGTTTGTCTAAATTGAAAACAACAGCGAATTTGTGTTTCCCTTCCGCCATAAGCGTTTTCAAATCAAATTTGCACAATGTGTCTTCATAACACGTGTTTGTTCGTTTATCGACGACGAAATTGTAATCAACCGGTGTTGTTGCTAAATACTTGAATGTTTTGTCTTTGAGCTCGTATTGTTTCATCACCAAATCAATGTCGTTGTTGCTTAACCATTCGTTTTTGTTGTGAATCCATTCCGGGGGGTGTTCCGGTGCAAACAGTTGATTTTTAATCTGGGTTCGGAGATTCATGTTGTCGATCTCTTTGATCCAGCATCGTTCGTCTTTGCAATTGAGTTTCATCTTGAGTTCGTGCCAAATCATCACTGGTTTGGTTGCGATGATTTTATCCGTGTGATCTTTGTTATATTCGTCTCGGATTTTCAACAACACCTCGGGGGTCATGCAGGATGTTTTTATAACTTTTTTGTTAGCCACACATGGGCTGCAATTGACATGTTTTAGTTTTTTTTTCGTTTTATTATTTAAATTAATTTTTTTCATATACGATATGTTGATATATAAATTATTTGGGGTAAATTATTTGGGGTAAATTATTTGGGGGCAACCTTCTTTATCACCTTCTTCTTTAAGGGTGCCTCTTTTGAAACATCCATATCTACAGCGTCAGCCACTTTTACCGAAGCAACAACAACCTCTTTTACAGCAGGAGTCGTAGGAGTTGGAGGAGGAGCTGGCGTAGGATCCACTTCAACCTTGGACTTTTTGGCACGAGGGGAACTATCATCGTCGCTGTCTGCTACAACAGTACTGGATGCTTCGGCACTTCCACCCGAAAGGACTGATGATGCATCATCGTCGATTGCTTCCTTGTCATCCTCCGACAGGTTGATATGACACTTGCCAAATACACTGACAACCTCCTTGGGTTTCACCACGGCTTGAACAAGCTTCCAAGTCACACCCCACCCCTTGCCTCCAATCCAGATGCCACCGCACTGTAAAACACACGCGACCTTGCTCAACTTGGGAACAAAATGAGCGGGAGTGAGCTCGTCGCTTTCACAAGGAAAGATGAGTTTACCGTTGGTATTGTACAACTCCACATTCCACTTGTTCTCCTTCTCATAAAAGGGCACCTTCGCACTGATCGTGGGGCTCTTGGTCATATCCGCCTTCTTGGTTCCCTTGATCTTGGGGAACTTGAGCATGGGGAAGAAACTGTACTTGAGAATATCAAGAGTCAACTTTTCACCCCACCACAACTCGGAATTCTTAACCGCCTCTACAAGAATGGCTTGCTCGAACGCAGTGATCTTTTCCAAAAACATGTTGGACTTGTCGGTGGTATACTGATCTTGAGGGAAGGTCAAAGAGATGCTGAACTTTCCGTCCGAAACGCCGGTGGTCTGATCAACGAAATCGCTAATGCCCCAGGTGGTTAAGAGCGGCGAGGAAACATGGAGACCGCGTCCAGTTTGGTTGCTGATGATGTTGATGGATTTTCCTTGTTTGTCATTCACTTTGGGAGGGGTGAAGCGGATCGCATCAGGGACCCATGCGTCGACGTCGAGAACAACTGGTTTGGACATTTTGTTTTTTGTTTTGGTTTGGTGGTGTGTTTTGGTTTGTAAATAAATTTATGATCTGACAAATTTATCATCCAATAACACATTTGTTCAAAACGAAAAATATATTAAACATTGGATTATATATATATTCATATTATTCAAAAGAACACGAAATGCTTTCCAAAATGGCCAAACCAAAAGAAAAGACAATCATTGAGGCATACTATGAGATTGCAAAAAAAGATTTGAACAAATCAAAACTCCCCGAGTTGAAAGAGTATGCAAAAGAATTGAGACTGAAAGTCTCTGGAAACAAAGACAATGTGTTCACACGAATCAAAGACTACATGATATCAACAAAACACGCAATCAAAATACAACGAACCGTGAGAAGACATCTGGTTGCAAAATGGATGAAACTGAAGGGATCGTACAAGACATGTGTAAACGACAGCGATTTTTACACATTGGAACCGTTTAGCGAGATCCCTTACTTATACTACATCACATATGAAGACTTTACGCACAATTATGGATTCAATATACAATCGCTCTGCACAATGGCAGTGAAAAACAATAACAAACTTGAGAACCCATACAACCGAGAAAACATGAAATACACATTTGAACACAAACTGGTGAATGTGATCCGATTGACGAACGCATTGTTTCCGAACAACGAATTGATGAAAGAGATCGTCGAGCTCAGTGAGAATGCAGTGGCCTCGCCAATTTTGACGCAAATCCTGGCAAGAGGCGAACGCCACCGATCAAACACCCAAGAATACGCATTTTTCCATCGATTACGGAATTTGGAACAAATGACGGTCAACCAGCGGATCACAGAATTATTTATACACATCGACAGTTTAGGAAACTATACACAAATGCAGTGGTTGAGCCAGTTATTGAATCGCAAACTGTATTTTTTGGCGATAAAGATCAATCAACTCTGGAATATCTTACCGAGAGATTTGCGATCTCGCATCTGCCCATACATGTCACCATTTAGCGAAGACATATTCGGGACGCATTTGAACATTGATTCGCCGATCGACGAAGTATTGAGGAAAGTGGTTCGAATGACCGAAGTGCTTGTATACAGCGGAATTGACGACGAGCATAAGAATTTAGGCGTAATGTATTTTCTATCGGGATTGACAATTGTTTCATTGGACGCCAGAGCTCAATTGCCTTGGTTATATGAAAACTACTTTGCGATTATGCAATGAAAACAAAAATATATTTATGCGTTAAACTACTTAAAAAAATAGCATTATAGAGTGTATAATAAAATGGTTCGCAAAACTAAGTCGTCTGAGTCTTCTACTACTACTACTACTCCCGCTGTCACTGTTACTATTGAGTCTACCCCCGCTGCTGCTCCCGTTGCCGAGAAGAAGCAGAGAAAGCCCAAGGCTGCTGCCGCCGCCGTCGCTGTCGTTGAGGCACCCGTAGTTGATGCCACTGCTGCTGCCGCCGCGGAGCCCCCTGCCGCTGATGCCTCCACTCTCTCCACCAAGTTGACTGATTTCAGTTCCAAGATCCAGCAGGTCACTGCCATCTTGTCCTCCATGAGATCTGACTACAAGGTTCTTGAGAAGTCGGTGTCTCGCGAGCTGAAGAACGCTTCCAAGGCCAAGAGAAGCAAGAAGGCTGCCAACCCCAACAGACAGCCCTCTGGATTTGTTAAGCCCTCCGTTATCAGTGAGGAGCTCATCAAGTTCCTTGGCAAGGAGGCTGGTACCATGATGTCCCGTGTTGAGGTCAGTAAGGAGATCAACAACTACATCACCGCCAACCAGCTCAAGGACAAGGTGTCTGGCAGACAGATCAACCCTGATGCCAAGCTCGCCAAGCTCTTGAAGGTCGGCAAGGATGAGGTTCTCACTTATTTCAATCTCCAGAAGTACTTGAAGATCCACTTCATCAAGGCCGTTGTTCCCGCAACTGCTTAAAGCGTTTTATAAAAACGTTTTAGCGACCGACTAATCTACAAAAAATAAAAAAAAAAATAAATACAAAAACACTATTTATTTTTTTTTACCAAAGCTTGAAGTTTACAGCATAACTACTTACCCAATTAACAAAGCTTGACGCATTATTTGTAAACACGCTTGTATCAAACATATATACCAGATTAATCATTTTTGTAAGTGAACCAAGTCCAATATATTCTACTACTAATGTATTAAACAAACTATTATTAAGACAGTTTGTTCCTAATCCAAAAATATTAAGTACCCAATTAGTAACCTTCATTTCTGGCTGGGCCATTACACCATTACATGCTACATCTCCATTATGTGCCATTGTTGATATTACATCCCAATTCAAATAACCAACTCCACTTACAATTAGTGGTATAACCACCAATTTTATAAGGGCGCCCGTTGAAATCGGCTCAAACCCACCATGCATCATACCTCCTCCTGCTGCTGCAGAACAGCTTTTTGAAGAAGAAGTTGATTTTTCAACTTCTTTTAAAGCATCCATGTAAATTTTGTAAACACCAAATTTATGAAGTCTTTCGACAAACTGTTTTCCTGTCATTGGGGTTCCTCCATTAAGTATTTGTACCTTATCAGTTGTATCCAATGAAATCGAATTGATTTTGACCTTTGCATGGATGTTGACCTTTGGTCGTTTTGATGAATACAGTCGATTCATTTTCTCTTGTGAACCAAGCCCAGCATATTCACGTGCTTGTTTCTGCATGTGTTTGTGTAATTCTGACCGAATATCGTCAATATTTGTTTCTTCGTCAGATACTACGTTTTCAGATACTGCGTTTTCAGATACTGCGTTTTCAGATACTACGTTTTCAGATACTACGTTTTCAGATACTACGTTTTCAGATACTGCGTTTTCAGATACTGCGTTCGTTTCCGACAATGCGTTCCTTTGCAGTTGTGCTTGTAATTTTTCATCTGCTTGTTTTTGTCTTATAACCAAAGAATCTACGTTCGACCGTGTCTTTGATTTTGACTTGCTTTTTGACTTGCTCTTTGACCGCGTCTTTGACATTGTTTTATCCAATATAGTAGTGTATTTAATATTATTAACATTGGCAGGATTTTCGAAACATTTAAACACCAAATCGGTGGTATAAGTAATGAATTTTTTAAGTGCGACTGGATATAAAATTTTACCCACTAATCCAGGTAATAACATCAATTTACTCGTATCAGCTGAAAATGACCCAAGTATAATATCAATCGAATTTCTAAATGATTCACATACACTGTTGCATAACGCACTATTCGGACTCATTCCAGTAAACATATTAAATCTGTTAGCAAAACTAAATTTAGATGGAAAACAATTGCCTTTTATAATTAATGTAATTCCTTCTCGAAAATGATTATCTAACTGTTTACCATTTATTTCAGTAGTAGTATAGCCTTTATAAAAATGATAACTAATAAATGTCATAATCGAACTCCATAACAAATATTCAAACTTGTTTCTAAAATCCGTTTTCATTTCAATCCTTGTCTTCTTTTTACGTTTGCGATTATGTTGTTGCGACTCAGTTTTAATTATTCGCTTTATATAATAGTTATCTAGACCATTCAAATTATATTCTTTCATGATGAGTTCAATGTCGTTCACCATTATATAGTATAATATATATAAAGATTATTTTACATAATTTGACTATATGTCTGACAGCGTTCGTTACCAAATTGAAGAGATCGATTCGAATCCAAATCCAAATCCAAATCCAAATGGCGTCCCCCAATATATTCTCGATCATATCGCAGAGACAAAGCCGAATATCGTGTTTTTAACGCCATGTTACAACAGCAGCGTTTACGTATCTTACACCGAGTCTCTTATCCAAACCATGAACATGTGCAAAGAGCTTGGCATCGAGGCGTCGATCCAGTTTTGCCGCAACGACAGTTTGGTATCCCGTGCACGAAACAATCTGATTGCCAAGGCAATGTCGAACAAGGATGCCACCCATTTTATGTTTATCGATGCTGACATCACTTGGAATGCCTTTGATATTCTGAAACTGTTGGTTGCCGATAAGCCAATCGTTGGTGGAATCTATCCAATCAAGCATTACAACTGGGACCGATTTGCTGCAAATCCGAACACAGTCGGTGATATCTTCGCTCGCAAAGAGAAGTCGCAATTCAAAAACACGGTTTCAAACGAAGATTATCTGCAGACAAACATGGTTCGGTACAATATCAATTATGTCTCGAATGTATTGGAGGTTGAGAAAAATCTGACTAAAGTGAGACATCTCGCCACCGGATTTATGTTATTAAAGAGAAATGTGATCGAGGTGATGTCAAAGGCGTTTCCACAGACAAAGTATGTCGATGATGTGAATTTTTTATCCGGATCGGAGAACGATTACGCATTTGCATTGTTTGATTGTGGCGTAGAGGATGGTCACTATTTGTCCGAGGACTGGATGTTTTGCCATCGATGGGCCAAAATGGGAGGAAGTGTCTACGCAGACATCACCATCAATCTGGATCACACAGGCATTGAAACCTACAAGGGTGCATACATCACGTCGATTATGTAAAGTAAAGGAAACCAAGGTTTCCTTTTGATCCTTCCTTATCAGCATGGGATTAAAAGGGAACGGCAGTTCCCTTTATGAGTTTCCTTTTGATCCTTCCTTATCAGCATGGGATTAAAAGGGAACGGCAGTTCCCTTTATGGGTTTCCTTTTGATCCTTCCTTATCAGCATGGGATTAAAAGGGAACGGCAGTTCCCTTTATGGGTTTCCTTATTATATAGATGAACGACATCGACGCATTGACATTGAAGTTATTGACCAGCAAAAAACGGTATAACAACTATTTAGCAAACGCAAATCCGGAAAAGTCCGCAGAGATTCAAGAATATTACGGAAAGGTTTTGAAAAACACTGAACGAATCAAACGATTGATTGGGAAGTATTTGGAGAACCCAGAAACTGAGACAAACAATGAGATTGATGACATGATGGAGAACTGTTTTCGAACCTTGTTAAAGCATTTTGATATGCAAGATTATGAAGACAAATGTGCGAAACACGATTTTGATGCTGTAGATTCATCCGATGAGGAGGAAGGAGAGAAAGAGGAAGAAGAAGAAGAGGAAGCTGAAGATGTTAAAAAACAAAACAACTCCTCCTTTTGGGGAAAGAAGGTCAACAAGACCAGCATACATGGCAGTTTAGATAAATTTATAACACGCCGTTCAAATAAATAAAAACAATATTTTTATTTTTGTTTTTATTTTGTCCCCAATACAACAGCCACGCGGTATTTTTTGTACGTCCATTCGTGAAAACGTTTTGTAGTAACCGTGCCTCGTGGATTTCATCCATCTTTGAAAGCTGATCTTTCAACTTTAATTTTTATTATGATCTTTTATTTTTGATTTTTAATCTCTCAACTTTAAACTTTAAACTTTAAAAACCTCTTTTTCCCAAAGACTTTTATACTTTTCGGGAATAAATGATGTTTTGCGATTATTGTTTTTTTTGATATTCATAAGCGAGAATATTAAACGCCACTGTGGTTTAAAAAACTTTCGCTGTATTGGGATTTTATTAACATACCTGACACGTGCCCCGACCAACGCACGTGTCTGTCACATACTCCTAATGCGTCCTGATTTGATTGAGCTGAAAATGGTAAGTGCACTATCTTTGATGCCTGCGTAGGACTTTTAGATAATGCATATTTACTCAATGGTGTGTGCCCCCTTCCACGCACACACCTGTCGCATCCTTCACCCAGGTATATTATGTGTCCATATTTTTTTTTATACTCATCCCATTGATCATTCAATACCGGATTTCGAGTTGGTACGTGCCCCTGCCTCACTCCGCACGCACCCGTCACATACGCCGAGTTGTTAAATTATGTGCCCGTCGTTCCTTTAAAGGGAACTACGTTCCCTTTTGATCCCTCCTTTTTTACTCACGTAGCTTAGTTACCTCCTTTTGATTTTTCATTTTAAGGTTAATTGCCAACATGTTAATTTCATAAAACGAATACGTAGTTCCCTTTACTTAGACTTCGATCTTCGTCAATGCATTCGACTCACTCAAGACATAATCGACATTTGCATTAAAATCCTCGATCGACGCCTCCAAGCTCTTGATCACCTCATCCAACCCAAGTGGATCAAAGATATCAATCGGATCACCCTTCGCAATCCCATCCGAAACCGTTTGTATCACTTGTGCATCCGGTTTCGAATCTTTCCCACAGATGATACGAACATTGTCATCAATCTTTTGCTGGACCTTCATACGATGGGATTCCGAATCGATCGTCACCTGTTGACGTTGTCTCCTTAAATTATCCAAAAGACTGGTTTTATAAGCAATGGTGTTCTTAAACTCGATTGCTTGTGCGACCGTCATCTTTCGATTCGCAATCTCAACCACCTGTGTCGCATTCGACAAGACAATCGCGTTCTTAATCTTTTCGCGACGCTCAATCAAATCATTCAAAGATTGATATTCAGCAAGAACCGTCTTCTTGAAATCTTCTTCCGAATGATTGTAATTCTTGTTCTTTGTCTTGTATGTGATGAATGTCGTGTAATCAATGATTTTATTAATTCTACTATCGAGCGTCTTTAACTCGACCAATGCCCGTGTAATGGAAAGCATGCTTAGAATGATATGTCGCATTGTCTTTATATCGGTTTAACAAAGTGTTATATGTAAATAGATGTCCGAGATTTTGTCAACACTGTAAATATCAACGGTGTTTGCTACTGGAATGCCTTCGCGTTCTTTCACAATACATTGACACTCTTTTGTCAACTTGAGAGAATCAAGACAAAATGTGCGGGTTTGCGTGTTTCCAAGTGGAAACTCAATTGTCTCTTTTCCCCATATATCAATCAGGTTGTATTGCAAAGACACATGAATGTTGTTGTATTCATCCAACTCTATATTATCTTGCAACTCCGGTTCACACTGCACCACCAGTTTATGTTTATCGTATATCAACTCACTGTGCCAAAGTGGAATGTAACAACATAAGAGATCATCCACTTTATACTTGTAGACCAATTGATTCAATAGATCATCCAGATTGGGATTCAATAATATGATTGCATCCGCTTTCACTCGAATGGTTTCATAGACCCTTTTCAAGAAATCGTCAGACAAATGCAGTGAATCCTTGTATTTCACCAAGATTTCATAGATCTTGTTGGCACGCCGCGAATCCATGTTTTCGAAGATCTTGGTTTCACATGTCTCGATAATACGCATTAATAGAGGATGAAACACCCTTTTCTGCAAATGTTGGTTATTATAAAGTGTCTCGAAAAATGAAGAGACAGAAGAAGACCAAGAGGTTGATGAATCCCTCATAAACGAATCGTTAGCAAACGCATGATTGTCCAAATATTTTAACAAATAGTCATGTGCTTCCTTGATTTCTTGATATTTTGCAGATGCATCAGTGGACTTGTTTTTGTCTGGATGATATTTGAGAGCCAACAACTTGTATTGTTTTCGAACAACCGCAATCGAGAGAACGTCATCGATTTCAAGGGTTTTACATGCCTTTTGGTAACTCGTCATACTTGAAGATCTTGATTATCATATAATGCATAATACTTTCTAAATGATAAATGGGACGATAGTTGTTATTAAAATACTTCAAAAAATTGTACATCCTTGTTAGCACATCACTGATGTCTTGTCCAACCAGTTTGTCATTTTCAATAAAATAAGACAAAATGTACCAAATGCATTCTACCACATCAAGATTGTAAATCAATATGTCATACAATGCATCGCGGAAATTCACATGAACCAGTTTGTCGGGTGCCAGCATCTGCTCAATAATCACATTGCAGATCACGTTGAATATGTCGTCTGGCACATCTTCAATCTTGTTCAAATAATTGAGTTCTTTTATGTTCAACACATCGCACATGTTGACCGATTCAATCACACTGCACGTCTTCTCTACAGACAATCGTGTGTTGGCAATTTTTTGCAAAAAATCATTGTCAACCGTCTGCGTTTTACGCGTTTTGGATTGACTTTGTCTCATGATATCGAGATATCGTTGTTTGGGAGGGCGTTTGACATGAATCTTTTCACATACATCCAAGATGTTGTTTGGTATGAAACTGATGTGTTCGCTGATAATGACAAACCGCAATTGAATAAAAGACAACTTGGTGTTGTACTCTTGAATATAACTGTAGAAGATCTCTAACAATTCCGGATGAATCAAGTGAAAGTTTTTGCAAACCACGATTCCAATCTTGTCTTGTTTTACAGAGACAATATCTACAATCTGTTGAACAATGTCATGCCAAATCAGTTTTGAATTGCAACCAAGAAGAGAGATGTCGATTTCATAATGGATGTCGCTAATGTGATAATGGTATGTGTATTTATCGGTTTGTATGCACATTTTCTTATCATACTCCAAGTGTGCTGAGCTATATTTGTATATCGAATAAAGCATTTGAGTATATTTGCCGACACCCGGCGGCCCGTAGAAGATCAAGTTCGTCAAATCGCGAATGTTTTTGGGGAATCTCTCAAAAAATGGAACCAGTTCGGGGTGTAGATTGCATGTACTCACCGATTTTAAATATTCATCAAAATGGGTTTCGTAGTATTTCATATTCTTGTAAAAAAACAGACAAATCTCTAATATGTTTTTTTACTCCTTTTTGATTTTCGAAAACTGAAGGGCGGATCCAAGTTGAATAAACCCACAGACAAACGAGATAATAAATGGAAGTAACTTCAATGATGTTTTTGTGGTATTGTTTATCATAATATTGGAGTACCATTTATCCAAACCATTGATCCCGATGTTTGTCTCTTTTCCTGCAAGTAAGTAAATAAAAACAAACAGAGAGACAATTCCAACCAAAAACGATTCGTCAAATGTTTTCAGTTCTTTCTCATGCTTTTCTGTGAGTTCCAAATCAAACGATGCCTTCACACTTGATCGAAAATGGTATGCATTTAATACCTTGATAAGACTATACACATTTAAGAAAATCAGACAAATGAGACAGAGAAAAAACACATGAAACATTGTGACTTGACTGAAGATTTTCAAACCATCGAGCATCTGCTTAATCGGTACGAAGTTTGTTAGTATCTCTTTATCAAACTGGAAAACATATCCGAATGATAAGATATATGCAATGATTAACATAATGTATCCCCAAAACTTGGTATGCTTCTTTAAGACGTACATGAACGAAACAATATAGACAATGATTATTGAAATCAATGTTTTTGAACAATTGGATTCGGTCATTTGTTGTTGTTATTATTTATTTAGATTTTTTTTTATTATTGTTCAAATATGTTTTAGTGATCCATTCAAGTAGATCGTCTGATGTAGGATCCTTTCCTTTCAAGTCAAAGAACTTGGGTTTTTTCATTTTGTCTGTTTTGTAAAAAATATAGGGTCCATATTTGCTGGTTCGAATGCTCAGCGATGGTGTGAGTGCGAGTACTATGTTCTTGTTTTCTAAACAAGAGACAACATCCTCCAAGACAATCTCTGAAAACTCTTTCTTCACATCGGTGAGAGAGATGGTGGTTTCATTGTATTCCAGATAGTTGCCATATGCCCCGGATTTCAAACGTACTTCGTGGTCTTCCCAAGTGCCTAAAACGCGTATTACAGGAGCAGCAATCTCAATGGTTTTCTTTTGTCTCTTGATTTCTTTGTAACATTCGTCGCACACGGTGTACCAAACTTCCTTACCAGCTGCAATCAAATCAAGTCGTTCTTCCATCTGTTTCGTGTAATTGTAAGAGAACAAGTTATCAAAATGCTTTGTTAAAAACTCGATGGTGTTGTTCCCCATGCGGTTTATTACCAGTTTGTTTTGTTCGTTCCCAAATGTCTTGGTAATGCGTTTCTCTGTAACCGATGTAGACAAAAAATGTTCGACACATTCTACGGGGGTGCCTACAACGTGTGTTTTGTCTACATATTTTCTGGACTGGATTACATCGACGAGCAAAGAGAATGTAGAGGGGCGTCCGATTCCGAGATCTTCCATTTGGCGGATTAGACTCGCTTCTGTGAACCTCGAATGTTTTTGTCTCACTTTTGCAATGGATTGGATATAATTGTAGTTTACAATGGTGGAGGGTTGGAATCGACGCATCGACATGGAGGTAAATATATTAAGATTTATATCATGATCATCATCTTCCATAAACCCCTTGAATTTTGGTGTTTCAATGGTGTGTTTATAGAGACAATCGTTGGGTGCCAGGATTTCCATCGGAAGCGTATTGAAAACCGCGGGTGCCATGCAGCTCTTAACCGTGTTTTGCCAGATGAGTTTGTATACGGTTTCCGCGTGAGGATTGTCTTTAACTATTAAATCTCTCATATTCAGATTGGTTACGCGAATCGCCTCGTGCGGGTTGTTCGAATCATGGTTTCCGTGCATTTCCAATAGTTTGGGGTTCACGTGCTTGTCTGACCATTTTCCCTCTATGTATGTAGAGACAATATTGATGAAACTCGGTGCATATTTGCGGTTCTCTGTTCGCATGTAAGTGATGTGTCCTAATTGATAGAGAGTTTGACAACATGCCATTGTCTCTTTTGCACCAATATGTGATGCTGCTTGGAGCAATGCCGATGTGTTGAATGGTTTTGGAGGAGATCGTTCAGATAGTTTTGGAGGATGTACAGTGAGTGTGTGTTTATGGGTGGTCGAAAGAGACAAGAATTCATGAACCTCCTTTTCTGTATCAAATGTTTTGTTTAGATCAAACATCAAATTTTGAGAGAAAACACAGGCTTGGATAGACCAATGTATCCCTTCTTTGTCTTTCTCTTTCTCCTTTTCATTATCATAGACAAGTCGCAATGCCGGGGTTTGACAACGACCCGCAGAAGATCCGCTGCCGATCTGTTTCCATAATAAGGGAGAGATAGTGAATCCAACAAGGAAATCCAATACTTGTCTTGCTTGTTGTGCTTTGACTAAGTTCATATCTATAATATGGGGGGTCTCTACTGCTTTCAACAATGCAGATTTTGTAACCTCGTTGAAGACAATTCGTTGAGTGGTAGAGATAGGCAATTCAAACACTTCACATACATGCCATGCAATTGCTTCTCCTTCTCGATCGTTATCAGTTGCCAATATTATGTTCTCTTTTGAGTATCGAGAGACAATCTTCGACATTTTTGATACATGTGCCTTTTTGTCTTTTACAATCGAATAAGTGGTATCAAAGTTGTTTTTAACATTGATGCTTTTCAAATCCAGTATGTGGCGAATGTGCCCATTGCACGAAATGCATTTGTAGTTTGGTCCTAAATATGACTCGATAATACTGCATTTGCTGCTTGATTCGACAATTAATAGTTTTGGAGTTGTTGACATGGTCTTATAATACAAGACAACAACAAATATGTTTAAACCCTAAAGGGAACTACGTTCCCTTTTAATCCCTCCTTTAAGGAAACCAAGGTTTCCTTATACTCGCTACGCTTACTCCTTCCTTATTCTCGCTACGCTTCACACGCTGAATTTTTCTAAAAATGTATCTAAAGACAATGGATACCACATCAAACACTTATCTATATTATTACTGAGTGTACTAATGCATTCAGTATAAATTTTAAAATAAATTTTATCTTTGTCATTTGAGTTCGTGTAGAATAAATATGCTTCTCTCATTTGATGGTAACTCATTACATCATCATATTTTTCTTCAAATAATATATTACTAATATCATCATCGTTAAAATTATATATTTGTATTCCAAAAATAGTGCCATTACTATAAATTCCCATTGTGTAATGTATAATATTCTTATTTCTGTTTATGTTATTTATTCATATTTGACAATAAAACAATCATAACAATTATATATATCCACTTCATTCAATAATAATAATATAAATTATTACATTTATATTACTTAACCATAGATGTATAATGGGCGTTTTAAATGAGACAAAAGGTGTAAAAGGAAGGAGTAAGCTACGTGAGTATAAGGAAGGATCATAAGGAAGGATCATAAGGAAGGAGTAAGCGTAGCGAGTATAAGGAAACCATGGGTTTCCTTAAAAGGAGTCGGTTCCAATATATTTATCAAAATACTGTTTGCTCACTAGAAGAGAAACTGGAGCTGAGAGATTGCCATTGCTTGGGCGTCGACGGCTTTCTAAAATCTTGTTTTGATATTGACAATAATAGACATATGCATCATACGCAGAGATCGCCTGAAATCTCAATGTCTCTTTCATATCATCAATCGCCATTTGTATATCGAGCTGCTTGTCCCACAATGTACTTCGAATCTTGTAAATATACTTTTCACCATCCGTCTCCACATCTGGATAAAAATAGGTAATGATATCGATGATCTGTTTCTCGCTCATATTGACGGTCTGTTCTTTGCCACGCCAATGCTTGAAGAGAGCCGCAATTTCCCCCACCTCGAGCTCGATTTCAGAGACATCTTCCGTCATTGTCTCTTCCCAAAACTGTAAAAACTTGCAGACATTTGGTAAGTATTTACTATATATGCCATTGAAGAGATCTTGCTCGCCGTCGTAATAGTGAGACAATATCTCTATCAATCTCGTCTTCAGCTTGGTTGTAAACACCACGTTGGGCAAATGTTTGGAATCCAAAAAGTGTTTCCACAAATAGTACATGTTTTTCCACGTGATTTGTGTATGTTTGAATACAATGTCATTGATCACCTCATTGCCGATCGTGAACTTTCCACTGGATGGCGTCACTCGAATGTATTCTCCCAAAAACATTTCAATCAATACATCTGGAGTCAAACTCTTCAAATACAACACAGTGTTGGTCAACCGATCATCATTGCTATACTTTGTGAGATAGTTATCTGAACTTTGGTAACGATTGGAATAGTGGCAAGCTATGCACAAGATGTCGAGACTGTTTTCATTGAGTATCGAATTCAAAACAGGAGACAACAATCGAATGTGGCTGTAGTTATGCTCCATGTGATACTTGTATTTGAATGATTGACAAGCGTTTGTACCAAACCATCCTTGGCAAGACATGTTCAAGCTGTTGATCAACGATTTGGCAGTGGGTGAAATGATATGAATCAAAGACGAGGTCGACTCTTTTCGCAGAATGTTGTCTCCCAATATTGTTAAGAAGTATTTCGCCTCGGTCTTTGTAGAGAAGACGGATGGATACAGGCGGTTCAATACGCGTTGGATGGTTACGGATTCCGGAATCGATTGATAGATATGACTGTCTTTGATACGCTTCATGAGAGAAACCTTTGTCTTTTGTTTCCAAGACATCAAGATGCCGTCCTCCTTGCTGATTGTAGACAAGATGTTGTAAATCACGTCATCCTCACTGTATTGCAAATAGTGTTCGCCGTCGTAGTAGAAAAAGTGTTCAGTCGTTGGGTGATAAAAATATCGATTGTGAAAGAGAAACGACTGGATAAACATGGATTGGTCAATAGTCAGATCTTCGATTCGCTGTGTTCTCTCGATATGGTTTCGCTCAATGTTCTCTAAAGTCACAGATAACTGGTTGCAAACATAGTTGTACATTTTGGATTCCATGTACGGATACGATTTGTATTTTTCATAGATGGTGGTGACCTTCTCGATCATTTTTGCTAAATGCTCGGCATCGTCCTCGTTTGATGTATCGATATCCATAGAAATGTAAATAATATAGTGAAATATTATTTATATTGTTAACCGTTGCGATTACTTAATTAATTACATCTTTTTGACAGTCTTGCAATACTTTCTTGTTTTGCCATGTACATACTTGCACCCAGTAGTAGATCGGCACTTCTTTTCGCTCTTTCCTGCACATGCCTCCTTGCGAACGACTCCGAACTCTCCCTTTTTGGCGAAGAAACCATTCTTCTCCAGACGGTTCTCCTTCTTTGCACGCTTCGATGCGGCCTTTGATACAATTCTTCCCCATTTATTCAAACGAAGATCTTTTTTCGTCAATCCACCGCTTGTTCTTTCCGCAGTGCCGTTAAACACCTGTCTTCTTGATCCTTCAGTCATTTGCATAATTATTATATCATACCTAAATATTTTTATTTTTTCTTCAGTGTGTATCCAAATCTACCTTTTTTCGCAAAAAATCCGTGTTTCTCTAAACGTCTTTCCTGTTTTGCGGTTTTGTGTTTTTTCGCACTTACGATGCGTCCCCATCGATTCATCAAAATGTCGGATTTTCTCAATCCTCCGGCTGTCTTGTATGCAGTTCCATTGTGTACTTGTTCTCTTGACCCAAACAGTTCGGGCCATTTTTTACCTTTGATATGATAAAATCCATCGAGTTGTCTCACGGGTTTCTTTGTCATTTTGTATATAAAACATTTGGACATTTTATTAAGGAAACCCATGTAAAGGAAACCAAGGTAAAGGAAACCAAGGTAAAGGAAACCAAGGTTTCCTTTTGATCCTTCCTTTTATGAAATTAACCGACTGACCCTTAACCTTAAAAATGAAATTAACCGACTGACCCTTAACCTTAAAGGAGGGATTAAAAGGGAACTACGTTCCCTTTAAGGAAGGATCATAAGGAAACCATGGGTTTCCTTAACTTTAGTTGGTCAAAGGAACGATGATTCGCTGAACCACCGGCACTGTAATGGTCTTTGTGTTCCTCGTGGTAGAGTTCACAATCTGCGAATAACGCATTTTTTGACTCATTTTTGGATTGTTTGTAGATGTTTGTACTTTTGCATAATTAATCGGCTGTCTACTTAAACACCATAAACGCGATGAACGCATATAAAGCATGGACGACATATGTGAGCGGAATATAAAGGTATATACACATATTTATTTTCTATCTTTTCTCTTTTTGGAATCGCCTGTCGTTACAGGAGGGTTTTGAAGCAACTCCCTATGTTTCTTGTACTCGACATACTTTGTTTCTAAAGTCTCCAATTCCGTCAACCACATTTGTTCCAGCGTCATGCGTTGAAGAGCATCCAATTCACGCAGAGTCTCGTCGCGTTCCTTTCGAATTCGGTCCACATTTTCATTCGTAACCGAGTCCATCGGCATTTTCACTAAATACTTGTAGTCTCCATCAATCCGGTCAAACGCGTCTGCACTCAACATCGCATTCACCATCTCGCTGGTTTTCCTTCGCAAATCGACTCGATCCATGAGAACATATTCGATGTACTTCGCCTTGTTCGTCAACACCATCGCCTTGTTTGACAACGCAGCAATCAAATAATCTTTGCGTTTACCATACGCCGAGTATCGAACATGGAAATAATCGTCGATCAGTTGGTCCACATTGTCATACTTCTTCAGTTTTCGATCTCCATTGAACATGTGGATGTTCGACGTCTTGATGGTTGTAGTGAGTTTCATCACCTTCTCTACGCCGCCTTCTACCGCAACAATCTCATCAAGCTTGCCTTTGGGGAAAACCACCGTGATGTGGATATTGACCTCTGTGCACAAGGAAGTATACTCCTTGATGATTGGAGTGCTTTTCTTGCCGTCTTTATCTGCAACACCGTCCATCATGTCTTCCAACTGTTTCGTATACTGCATCGTCCACTTTCCAACCGGCAACTCGGTAATGAGAATGGTATCCGGACCGGTTCTCGTGTACAAACCCTTGATCAGGTACTTGTCCGCTTCGATCTTCTCAATCGTCCCCTTGAATCCTTCAAAGTATGGCATCAGTTCGGCATAGGGTTGTCCACGTAATCTTCTGCGAATGTTATCGATCAAATCACTCGGTCTGTAAGGCGGAATCGAACAAGAGAATCCCGTGCCAATGCCTTTGATTCCGTTCGCCAATGCAAATGGGATGATCGGCACGTAAAAATCCGGCTCTACAATGGTGCCGTCGTCGTCCAAGTAGTTCAAGACCGCGTCATCGGATTCGGGGAAGATGTATCGAGTCAATGTATTCAACTGGGTGAAGATGTATCTCTCGGATGCAGAATCGTCGCCGCCCTGGAGACGTGTGCCGAACTGTCCATTGGGTTCAAGCAAGTTGATGTTGTTGGATCCGACAAAGTTTTGGGCCATATTCACAATCGCCCCGTTCAAACTCGCCTCTCCATGGTGGTAGGCACTGTTTTCCGAAACATATCCCGAAAACTGGGCGACCTTGATCTCGGTGGTTAATCGGCGTTTGAACGCACTGTACAAGATCTTTCGCAAACTGATCTTCAACCCGTCGATCATGGATGGAATCGAGCGTGCACAATCGTAGTTGCTGAAATGGATCAATTCGTTGTCGACAAACTCGCTATAGCCGACCTGGGGTTTCGTGGTGTCCAAAAACGAATCCTTGTTGAACTTTTCGATTAACCAGGTTTTGCGATCGTTTGCACGAGTGCCGTTGAAGACCATGTCGATCGAGTCATCGCTGACGCCACCATCGTACACAAAATCGACAATCTTCTTTTGTGCGAAATACTCTTTGAACTCGTCTGATTTGGAGGTTCCAAGACCCTTGAAGTATTTGATTTTCCAAGAGGCGGAGTCGGCAGTGGCGGATTTCCATGCGGCATATTCACCATCGTTGTAAAAGGAAAGGGTCGCAACACCTTTGGATGCCCTCAAAATGGGGGTGTTCATGAATGAAATGAATCCAGGAATTCGGGTAAGGGATCGCCACTCGCAGTGAAACAGATTGATGCAAAGACCCTTGATGTGAGACCCATCGGTATCCTGATCGCACATAATCATGATTTTCCCATATCGCAAATGCTGACGAACGTCTTCAATCGAGCGGTACTCGCGGCCGTTTTCGAGTCCAAGAATCTTCTTCAGATCGGTGATCTCCTTGTTCTCAGTGATCTTCTTGACGGATTCGCCGCGGACGTTGAGCAATTTGCCCTTGAGTGGATAGATCCCGATGGTGTTTCGGTCCTCAGCGGAGAGTCCGGATACGATACCCGACAAGGCACTCAATCCCTCGCACACCACCAAGATGCAGTTTCCAGATTGGGTGGTTCCGCTGAGATTGGCGTCGATGAAGTTGTCAATGCCACGCACATTCTTCGTCTTCGATCCGTCCGTCTTTTTTGCCGCGGTGCTCTTCTCCTTCACCTGCGTCAAATCGCATGCCGTCTCCATGACACCCATTTTCGCAATCTTCTCGATAAATGCGTCGCTCACACTGCAGGAAGAACCAAACTTGTTGGATGGCGTGTTCATGAAATCCTTCGTTTGACTGTCGAACGCCGGGTTCTCGATGTCGCATCGCAAAAACAAAATCAACTGCTCCCGGATGGTAGAGATGTTGACCTTGATTTTCTTCTTCTTCTCGATGTACTCGACCAACTTGCGGACGATCTGCCCCATCACGTACTCGACATGTTTGCCGCCCTTGTAGGTGCAGATTCCGTTCACGAACGACACTTGAGCAAACTCTTGATTCGGCGACATTGCGACTGCATACTCCCACCGGTCGGAAGACGCCTCGTACACACGTTTCGCATCTTCTTTGGCTCCAATGTACATGTCGATGTATTGTTGAAAGTTCTTGATGGGAGACTGCACGCCGTTCAAGGTGAATTTCAACTTCTTTTCGGTTTGATCTGTCGCTGCACAAATGTCGAAAAACCGTTTTTTGAACAAGGCCATCATGTCGGGCGTCAATCCTTCGATACCGAATCTGCGGTAATCCGGTTTGAAAGTGACCTTGGTGTATGCCTTGGTCGTCTTGACCTTTGTGATGATGGGGGCACTGATCTCATCCAGATTGCGATTGAACTCTTGGTAATACTTGAGGCCGCGAACGTGATCCACGGTTTCTACGCTTCCAATGGAGGACCAAATCAACACGAGTTTGAATCCAAATCCGTTCTTTCCACCGACGATCCTCTTTTCATCCTTGTCGTAATTCGTGGATGTACGGAGTTCACCAAAAATCATTTGCGGAATCCAGACGCCATACTCGGGATGCTTCGCCACGTCGATCCCGTTTCCGTCGTTTTCCATCGTTACAGTTCCGTCGATGCCGATGTCTACATTGATGTAGGAGACGAGTTTGGTCCCGTCCGGATCGGTCTTGTGTTTTTGAAGCATGCGGATCACATGGTCTCTGCAATTGACGACGCTTTCATCGAACAACTTGTAGAGCCCTGGGATGTAATGGATTTTGCTTTGAACAATTTTTGAAGTGGCGTCATCGTAAACATACAATGTTTCGTCCACATTTTCAATCGAACCGATGTAGGTGTCGGGATTGTCTAAAATGTGTTGTTTGTCAGTTTTCTTTTGGTACGTGTGTGCCAAAGACGAAGACGACGAAGAAGAAGAACTCATTTTGTTTGTTTTTGAAAAATTATTATTTTGTTTGGATTAAATTATTTTATGAATCATGTGTAAAATTTTATAAATCAGGTGTTGAGATTTGTAAAATTGGAGTATCGACCACTATATTCGAAAGATGGGCTTTTGAACGAAAATGACGTTTCATATTAATTTTTGTACAATGGATTTGACATGTCTCACATAAATGGCTCGTCGTCCATTTGTCTTTGTGGTTCCTATAATAATCACGAAAATATTCGAGTTTTGTCTTAAACTTGTCGTTACGCGGACGGCCGCGTTTGGCCTTTTTTTCAGGAACAGGAGAAGACGGATTCATTTTTTTATGATGGTCGTATTCCTTTTTTTTATCGTGGCATAAATATTATTGGATCCGGTTTCACACCAGGAACGATTGTGGTAGGAAACTCTTTGACTCCATATACATCTTGTAACAGCAACCATTCAAACATTCCACCTAAATAGATATACACATGTTTGAATCCAAGTGATTTCAACTGTTTGTGTTTTGCAATCAACTTGTCATAATCGTGATCGTTTCTCCCGTAAATCATAATGTTTGTTTCGTATTCATTTCGTGAAATCATGTCGTTGACTTTTGTTGTTTCTGTGTGTGCAGTAAGCGAACCGAGTATCATCATTTTTTGATCATCTTCCATGATATGTATCAATACGTCATTCTTTGATTTTGCTTGTTGTATTTTTTCATAGTTGACTAATGTGGACGAGCTGTTGTTACCCATTTATATAGTGAAGCGTTCTTGGTTTATTTCGTTTTTTTTGTATAATTCTGTTTTCTTTTATTCGGCTTGGTGTCGCCATTCGGCTTGGTGTCGCCATTCGGCTTGGTGTCGCCATTCGGCTTGGATCCACCTCTGCTTCTTGACTTTCGCATTGACTTTGACCGTGCCCTTACTGGGACCAATCCACCCGGTTCTCCATCAGGTCCATCAAATTTGGATCCAATGCATACAATCGGCATTTCTTGACCCTTGATATTAAAACGTTTGATATAATCATTCGGCATTCTCCCCGTTTTTAATAATATGTTGCACATATGTTGTAGATTTTGAAACATCGTGTCTTTTGGATTGTGTCCATGAAAAGATTCAACCATAATACCATTTCTTTGATTGATCTTGTGATATATGTTTTCAGGACGATTGTCTACCAAAAAAATGTTTGGTGGAAGCGGTAATGATCTATTAAATGGCATGTTATTTTTTTCAATCACGTAGTTAAGTTGTTTATCGAGCATTCCTTGTTTCATATCTTCAATTGTATGAAAAAATGCAAACGAGTCACCAAGGTATGGACGCAGTGTATTCAAATATGGCAGGTTACCGAATGTCCAAATTCCTAATAGAATGCGATCATTGTTCCTTGGTGAGTCGTTCCTTGGTGAGTCGTTCCTTTGTATGTCGTTCCTTTGTGGGTCGTTCCTTGGGTCGTTCCTTTGTGGGTCGTTCCTTGGTGCCCCTCCCCTTCTTCGGTTGTCACTTTTGGAATCGTTCCTTCTGGAGTCGTTCCTTTTGGAGTCATCACTTTTGGAGTCATCACTTTTGGAGTCGTCTGAATCCCTTTTACCATTTTGCGACTTTACATACTTAATAAATTTCCAAAACCCAGGTCGAAAGAACAATTCATCATCCTCATACATCAATCCGCGAATTTCCGCCAAATCCCCATCCGCATCATAAATATATTTGGGTTCTTGTCTTGTTGGTCTGTGACTGTTTTTCGGATCATAGTGCAAAATCGTTTCGTCAATATCGAGTACCAAACACAAGTTTTTCATAATTGATTTAAAACGTATACAATATCATTATATTATTATTAACAATGTCGGATTGTCAAGTGTGTTGTTCTAAATATAATAAGTCAAATAAACTCATCGTTACTTGTTATTTCCCAAGTTGTGCATTTTCGGCATGCAAAGAATGTGTGCGAACGTATTTGACAAGCATCACCTCCGAACCTCATTGTATGAAATGCTACAATAAATGGAACTTGGAGTTTACTAAAACCTCACTGAACGCAGTGTTTATGGATGTTGATTACAAAAATCACCGCAAAGTGATTTTGGCTGATCGTGCCATTTCGCAAATCCCCGAGTTCTATGAGGGTGCATTGCGATACGGTAAACTCACCGAAGGCGATTTGAAAATGAAAGAGATCATGAAAACGATTTCGGAACACCGAACAATCATTCAAGAACTCTATATGGAATACGACAAGGTTCATAGAGAGATGCGTGACGGCACCGCATCCACCGAAGCCCGCAAGTTCGTCATGCAATGTCAAAACAACGGGTGTCGCGGGATGTTAACCCAGCAATACAAATGCGATTTGTGCACCAAGTTCACATGTCCGAAATGTTTTTTGGCAATCGATGGACAGAAAGCAGATCATGTATGCAAACAAGAAGATGTCGATACCGTCGAGGAGCTCCGTAAAAACTCGAGACCCTGTCCAAAGTGTGGGATGCGAATCTCCAAGGTGGACGGGTGCGACCAAATGTGGTGTCTGGAATGCAAAACGGCATTCAGTTGGTCAAAGGGTGTTGTTGAAAAGGGTGTGATCCACAATCCACATTATTATCAATGGATGAGACAACACGGTGGTGGCATGCCTCGAAACCCGAACGAAAACTGTGGAAACCTGTTTTTCGGGGCTGTGCGGAAAATCAACGAAATCGCACGTGACTGTATGGCTTCTCCAAAGTACTACAAGCAGTTTTTCGATTATTATAGGACAAATAGAGAAAGGTTTGTCAATCACGATGATACGAGCGATGGGCGATACGAATCTGTGTTTAACATGACGCAAGCCATGTTTGACAACACGCGAACAATCTACGATGAGTTTGACAAACTGATCAACTACTTTTCGGGTTTTCATCGATATATCAATCACATGGATCTTGCGGAATTGGCCCCTTTAAGGCGAAACATACAAGAAAGAACAGAAGATCATACCGCTATTTACAAATACATTTTGAACGAAATGGGAAAAGAAGAGTTGTCCGCCGAGTTGATTCGTAATGACACGGTGAATATGAAGGATCGGGCCCAATGTGACATATTAGAAGCCCTCGTGATTGTAGGCAAACAACTGGTTCTCGATTGCCTCAAGGATATTGAATCGGAAGCATCGCAGTTTCCCAACTCTCAATACATTAGTTTACAACTGAATAGTAAAACGGTGAATGCAATTGCAAAGATCGACAGTCCAATCACCATGAAGGCATTTATCAAACTGTGTGTCATGTTTTTACCACAAGAAGTCGAGTGTTATCTGGTGAACATTCATGCAATCTTGGTCAAGTATAAGAAGGCGATTAGTAAGTATTGTGCCTATTCGTACATCGAGTACATCAAGTATTTGATCACTTATGGAAGTAAAAAAACGCTCACTATATGGGATTACGACGATCAGACGATCACACGCGAACCATACAAGACAAAATCGGAAATGATCGCCGCGATAGACAAATATCGTCAATTTTATGGCGAAGAAGGTGAAGAGACCCCTGTTGAAAACACATTTGTTGCTGGCGGCGGTTCTTCATAAAACATTGTAAAAGCGAGCGACACTACAAAGCGAGCGAAAAAATGGCATTGCGAACAATCACATTAAAGACATTTGACAGCAAGTCAATCTGTTTTCAGTACACTCCTGGTACCGGCAAAACCATTGATGATATAACCAATGCAATCAATCATTCCATTGGTTATAGATGTACGAGTATCGATCGCTTTACATATCGGTTAAATCGCATCTTGTATTCGAAATATGCTGAAGAGAATTTCATGAAAACCCCCGAAGAACTTTTCGACACATTGACCGAGATTCGGATGGCTCGGATTTCTCCTATATCTTTACCGCAGATGGAGTGCGATGATATGATCATTCTCACTGTCAACACATTGGCTCGGACCTCTTTCTCACTGATCGTGACGGCATCAACCACCGTCGAACAGTTGAAATATTTGATTCAAGACCAAGAAGATGTCGAGTTCTCTCTACAAAACCTGATTTATAACGGCAAGTCGCTTCAAGATGAAAACACTCTTGAGTCTTATGGGATCGTGAATAACACGGATTTATTCATAACGCTGCGGTTAAAGGGCGGTATGTTCAGCGAAGTCTCTGGAAGAGGTGGCAGCTACGAGATATTGCCGACCATGATTGTCTATAACTTGGATACAAATACTCGCATTATATAATGATAATTACATGTTCTCGCTCGATTTTATTAACACATAACCAATTTAAATAATAATATGCACCTTTCGTTTCAAATCGGATTTCATATACTTGTTTCATGTTTTCCATAATCTGTGAGTTATGTCCCACATTGTCCATCATTATCATTTTATAATCCAGATTCTTCTTCACCACCTTGCGAAGAGACTCGATAAACCCCCTTTGAAACATCTCGTCAGTCAATCCGTCGTTAACCGATGCCACCAATCTTAGCGTTTTGTGATTTGTCTGTTCATACAAGATGTGCGAGTTTTCAATAAAATACAGTGCCAAGACACGTCCCTTTTCGCAAAACGCATAGACAAACAATAGATTCGCGTCGATTCTTGACTTGATTGCATCTACATCGATGGAGATGTAGAGATCAAACCTGGCTTTAGAAATCGTGTCGAATATCATATCCCAGTTTTTGCGAGAGATCTGGACAAGATTTCTAAAGCCGGATTGTTGTACAAGATCGAGTTGAAAGACGCAAGTGTCGAATTCGAGAAATGGTGTTACCCCATCACATGATCCAATCTCTTTCTTCAAAACACTCACGTTGATACTCGGATTTTGTCTTCTACAATTGAATTCGTGGGTTGATATTAGATTTCGACTGATGTTTTGCGTATGGGTTCGGTCATTGGTCGCGATGTATGTGATGTAATTGGCGGACAAAGGGGCTTGGACATTGTGATAGAATATGCGAATCGGATAAGATGCGATGCAACCTTTGTTTTCATAAAATGAGACAAACGGCTGTGCGAAATGGTTGTGCATCATGGCTTTCATGTCTTTTTCTACGATTGTGTACAAAATGGCTTCATCAGGGATGTAAAAACATTGCAGCAGTTCTACGAAATCTTTGAGTTGCTTGTCGGTGATATCACCGAAATGGATTGTCTCTACATGCGTTGAGTCGATAAACTTGTTTCGATATGGCAATTTGTGAATCTCTCGACCCTCTTTTGAAAACCAATATTGATAATCGTATGTGTGATGCACGGGCATAAATGCCCAGAATGGATATTTGATTCGTATATAGACAAAGCGAATTAGGACCGCTACAATCGTCATGATAAACACGATCATGTACATCATATTTCATATAAACATAAGGTATGAAATTATATATTTTTTTTATTCTCCATGTAGTTATCCAGAATTTCAATGAGCTCGTTAATTTCCGTTTTCGTTGGAACATCTGGGCAATCTTTTTTCGCGTTTTCATGCATATAGGTATGTATTTCTTTATAATCATCATACAGTCCCTTTCGGTTTGGTTTTATATTCAATACCAACTCGATAATGTACTCAAAAGATCTCCAAAACCCAATGGTGTCAAGAATGTCATTTAAAAAAGACGAGTTAACACAATAATTGGTGCTGTTGTTTTCGGCATGATGCATTCGATGGATGGAATGACTGCATAAAATACCAGTTTTTTGTAAAAAACGTATGATTGGATGAAGTTCACATTCCCGCATGTGAGTCCATTTGTGAATTACGTTAGTAAAAGTTGTAAATAAAAAAAAAGTTGCATGCAAGTATGGATAATTATACAGCGTTTTTTGGTTAAATATATAAATCAACAAATATAAAAGAAAAATAAAAGGTGCCGTTGTGGTAATATTTTCCAAATATGAGTATCCGACAATCGTTCTTGGAAAAAAATGATGAATCTCGTTGTGTTTTGCAAGATCTTTGAGAATTGGTATTTCACAATCATAATCCAAGTATGTGTCTTCGAGCCAATGAAAAAATCCTGTGAATAAATCGGCTAATAAATATCCAATTATAATTTGTAGAAATGGATTCATCTCTTAGTGGTATATATATATTTACAGTATTTAGATTTTTGCGGTTGCTCATAAAACAAATGATTACGCGTAGTAAACGTGCAAATGTCGAGCAAGTAGTTGTGTCTGAAGTATTCGTGCCTCAAGTATTCGTGCCTCAAGTATTCGTACCACAAGTATTCGTGCCTCAAGTAGTTCAAATACAACAACGACAACTAAAGCGTCTACCTTTCGAACCAATCGATTTCGACGAAGCAAGTGATTGTTGGAGAGCCAATAAAATGAGTATCGGAAACGGCATGTTCAAATACGTTTGTCCTTTCATGAAAATAGACAACACGCGGTGTGGACGAAATGTCAAAAAGGGGTGCACGAGTTGTCGTTATCATCATGTCGCTTAATAATTGAGTTTTGAAATCACTGTCTCATCAAAGTGGCTGAGTATGTCTTTCCCGTAAATGTGTGACGGAAGTGATTTGTAGTGATCAATGTATTCTTCTGCAGTAAACTCGTGCTCTACAGAAAACAATGTCATTGCGTATTTCGTTTTGTTGTGTGTAAATATTTTTTTTATAGACGCGATTTCACTTAAAATCTCATCAATTATATCTTTCAATTCTTTTTTTTCATATTTTTTTACTCCACCTGAGTGGTCTTCTACCTTGTATATAATGTCCATGATTGGTTTAGATACAATAGGCAAAAACCCTTTATTATATTTTGAAAAACGTTATTATAAAAATATAAGATATATGAAGAGCAAGAGTAAGAGCAAGAGTCAACGTAGTAAAACGAAAAGGAAAACACAATTGAGCATTTCACAACGACGAAATAATCGACTTCCTGGTTCAAACAAAAAAGAAGAAGAAGAAGAAGAACGAAAAAATATTGGTGAATGTACAGAGCGACTTGCAAGCGTCAATATATCTCCTGATAAAAGAAAAAAATTATGCAATGCCATTATTGGAATTGATGATAGTGCTGCAGATGATAGTGCTGCAGATGACGATATAACTCAAAAATGGAAAGAATTCACTCATATTATTTCTAAAGAGATTTCGTTATTGGAAGAAATATATAAAACAATTAAATCGGATGAATTATGTTTCCTTCATCATATTCATTTTGAGATTGATTATACAATTGATCCAGAAACAGATAAAAAAATGCTATATAAACAGTTTTCTATTGATCAGCACCTTGGAAAACAAACACATTTGACAGAACAGCTTGACCCAGAATTATATTATAAGACAAATATTGAAAATTGCAAACATCAATACATGGCAATTCCATTAAACTATCGTTTCAAAGGTGAACCTTCCGGGCACGCGAATATGTTGATAATTCATAAGGATGAAAATACCATTAAAGTAGAACATTTTGAACCACATGGCGAATCGTATTCTCTAGACGATGAAAACGACAATACGAAAATTAATCAATATACTGATCATTTGGTTCATTCTCTTTTTGTAAGAAACGGATATACAAAGGAAGATATTGAAATTATTCACCCAGAACAATTATGTAAGTTAAACAAGTCAAACCATAAACAATTGCAGCAACTTTTGAAAGGAACCGAATTTAGCGGCACTTGTGTTATTTTTTCAATGTGGTATTCTTTTTATAGATTGCTTTATCCATCATTGAGTTCGGAGGAAGTTTATCGACAAATGAATGATCGATTGGAAAGATCTACGAACAAAACTGAAACAATTAAAATGATTATTCAAACATTTTTGTCATTGATAAAAATAAATATTGATGATCATACGGTTTCGGGTGAGAGAAAAATGGGTAAAACAAGTCAATATAAAATAAAAAAAATTAGAGGTATTGTTGAACCAGAAACTGAGGATAATATTGAAAGATTTTTAACTGGAGATATAGCCACAATGGAAAAAATGATGGAAGACGGCATGATTACAAATATCAATGTTCAAGATAAGAATGGTGGCTACACCGCTCTCATGGCACAAACGTTGTACGGTGAGATTGCTGAAATGGAATGGTTGCTTAAGAAAAAAGCAAATGTCGATTTACAAGGCTCCGACGGTATGTCAGCAATATTTTTAGCAATTTATAATGGTGATCTCGATAAGGTTAAACTCCTACTAAGATACAATGCAAATCTAAAAATTATGGAGAAGTCTGGTGACACTCCTCTTACATATGCTATGAAGATAAAAGATGCTATGAAGATAAAAGAAAATAAAATAATTCTCATGTTAGAAGAGGCGATTCAAAAAGGTGAACCAGACAGTGAGTATAATATTGAAAAATTTATAATAGGAGATCTAAAGACAATGAAAGAAATGTTGGAGAGTGGTCGTATTACAAATGTCGATGTTCAAGCTAAAGGGGGTAAATACTTACCTTTCTTTAGTGCTCTCATACACAAAGCGTCGAATGGTAATATTGCTGAATTTGAATGGTTACTTGAACATCGAGCAAATGTAGATTTACAAGATAAGGATGGTATGTCAGCAATATTTTATGCAATTTTTTATAGTGATGTTGATAGGGTTAAACTCCTACTAAAGTCCAATCCAAATCTAAATATGAAGGAAAAGTCTGGTCACACTCCTCTTACATATGCTATAAAACTCAAAAGAAAAAAAATAATTCCCATCTTAGAAGAAGCGATGAAAGCGATGAAATCATAAAACAATTTATAGGAGAACAAAAGACAAAAAAATGGTGATTATTTCGGATAATAACTGCTACAAAGATGAAGAGACATTTAGCGAACATTTCGCTCAATTTCCCTATGCATTGAGCCCCTTTCAAAAACATGCGATTCAGGGGATCGTGGAAGGAAACCATGTATTGGTTACCGCCGCCACCGGATCGGGGAAAACACTCCCCGCCGAGTTTGCGATTCGCCATTTCACCAATCTCGGCAAACGTGTGATCTATTGTTCACCTATCAAAGCCTTGTCCAACCAGAAAACATTTGATCTTGCACAAAAATACCCCGACATCTCATTCGGATTGTTGACCGGCGACACCAAAACAAACCCCGCCGCACAAGTGTTGATTATGACCACCGAGATTTTGATGAACAAACTGTTCTGCAAATCTTCTTCTTCTTTCGAGATGGAGATTGAAACCGAATTGGCATGCGTGGTGTTCGACGAACTCCATTATATCAATGATGCCCATCGAGGCCATGTTTGGGAACAATCTATTCTGATGCTGCCACCCAGTGTGCAGATGGTGATGTTGTCTGCCACGCTGGATAACCCAGCAAAGTTTGCGAGTTGGGTGGAATCTTCGGGACAAAAACAAGTAGTGATTTGTTCGACTGACACGCGAATCGTTCCACTCACCCACTATATCTATATCAATTCATCGGAAGGATTGTTCAAAAAAATGAAAGACAAAGACGCCGAGAAACAGGTGAAGAAATCATTGAATCGTTGTTTGACCATTCGTTCTGCAGATGGGGTCTTCAACACAGACACGTATTACGAAAGCAAGCGGATCAAAGATCTGTTGTCGCATCACAGCGTTTCTACAAATCGCAAAGCCGTATTGAATGATTTGACTGCACATTTGAATGAGAATGACATGTTGCCTGCCATATGTTTTGTGTTTTCTCGCAAACAGGTGGAACAATGTGCAAACGAGATTGTTATGGATGGAACAGATGATTCATATATCATTCACCGAGAATGCGACTCGATTATTCGCCGCCTACCAAACTGGAGAGAATACGCCGGGTTGGCGGAATATCAAAACTTGGTCAAACTATTGGAGAAGGGCATCGGGATCCATCATTCGGGGATGATTCCTGTGTTGCGTGAAATCGTCGAGTTTATGATTTCGAAAAAACACATTCGCCTCTTGTTTGCTACAGAGAGTTTTGCGATTGGTCTCGATTGCCCTATCAAAACCGCGGTTTTCATCAATCTGAAGAAACACGACGGTGGCGAACATCCACGCTATCTATTGTCCCATGAGTATACGCAAATGGCCGGGCGAGCCGGTAGGCGAGGTATTGATACGGTGGGTCACGTCGTGCACTGCATCAATCTGTTTGATCACCCCGATCTCTTAACCTATAAAGAGATCTTGTGTGGAAAACCGCAGAAACTGGTGAGCAAGTTTCAAATCTATTATTCGGTTGTGCTGAATCTATTCAAATCGTCGGATGCAGTGACTGCCGCGGAGATTGAAGAGTTTATCAATAAGTCCATGTATAAATGCGAATTGGAGAAGATGAAATCCGGATTATTGACGGAAATCGAAGAGCTTCGTGCGAAAGTGGCCGTCAAGGAACCCTATTTTGTAGATACACGCAACCTCTTTGAAACATACCACCGACTCATCGAAAAGTCGCAATTCTGTGCAAACAAAAAGCGAAAGGAGATCGATGCGTCGATTTCTGCGTTGAAAAAGGAGAATCCGTCATTGGAGTACTATTTTACATATTACTTGGAGTATACGTCCTTTATTCATGAACTGAAAGAAAAGGAGTCGTGCTTGCGTGGCAACGCAGAGACCATTCACAAAGAGGTGTTGAATGTTTTGTCGGTGATGTTGGAGTATGACGTCATTCGTTTATCGTGCGACCAGTATACTTTAACACCCGATCGCGGAATCATTGCATCGAGTATTTCAGAAATCAATCCAGTGTTGATTGCAATCATTTGCACGGAGACGAACTATTTTGAAGATTTCAAACCGTGTGAATTGGCGGCGTTCTTTAGTTTGTTTACTGACTCTCGTGGAGAAGAAGATATGTACTCATCAGTTGATTCCAAATTCATCTTTGAAGACATACGTTCGGATTTGATCGAGAGTCAAGAGGTATACAACATCTTTAATTCGGTCGATGTGTTTTGTTACGATCTGGTGGATGTTGTTATCAAATGGTGTGCGTGTGAAAACGAAGCGGAATGTAGATCATTGATTTCAGAATATAAAATCTCCATTGGTGATTTCACAAAGGCGATTTTGAAAATCTCGACCTTGAGTAGAGAAATGGTTGGTATGTGCGAAAAACTGAACAAAATCGAGTTGATGCAAAAACTTGCATCGATCGATTCGATTGTATTGAAATATGTGGCGACGAGTCAGAGTTTGTATTTGTAAAGGGAACTGCCGTTCCCTTTTAATCCCATGCTTATAAGGAAGGAGTAAGCGTAGCGAGTATAATGAAAGATCAAAAGGAAGGATCAAAAGGAAACCTTGGTTTCCTTTCCTTTATCATAAAACAATGGATTGCAAATTATTATCATGACACAAATAGTGGATCGCGTATTTCCCTGCCCCGGGGCAGAAGATTGGATGGCCGAACGACGCAAGATTTATTTCGCAGTGAAAGCAGCCCTGTTGTGGCAACTCGGACACTCCTTGCCACTATTATCCGCAAAAATCGAATATCGCCTATGTAGAAGTGCAAGGACCAAAGAAGAGTTTGCGGATTTGAGTACATTGAAAGAACGATTAAAAATTATTGTTGCATTTGCAACTGGCAATTTATCTTTATTATTAAATTAAAATAAATATAAAATTAAAATCATTTTACATAAAAAAAATGGAACACATGTTTGAAGATTCTTTATTATATACTACCAACCAACCGCATATTGTTATCTTTGGTGATCACGACGATACGTTATGTAAAACTCTATTGAGCAAAGGTCACAAGATCATTTATGTCGGTTTTTCCAAACAGGTTTATCCATCGATCCGATATATCACTTGTAATCTTCTTGAACCCATATGTATTGATGGTGATATAAGTGAAGTGTATTATACATTGAAACCAGAAGACAACGACATATTGCTCACTATAAAAACATGTATTATCGGGACAATAAACGTTTTGGAGTTTGCGAGACAAAAACAGGCAACCGTTCATATATCGAAACCGGTCGACTTTGAATATATGAAGATTTGTGACACGATCATTCAAGAATATGTTGAGAAACATGGATTGAATTTAGGGGAAGGAGTAGTAAGGAGGGATCAAAAGGGAACGTAGTTCCCTTTACTGGGTTCCCTTTACTTGTCTAAAAAACAGATTCACCTGTTCCAAGTCGGCACCAACCACAGACAAATCCGGAATATAGCTGACATTCCCCTTGTTGAAGCAAACGATTGCAGGAATGCCAGCGATTTGCCGTTTCGATTTAAAAGCGGCATACAAATCGAAAGACTCATCGATATCAATCGTGATGCATTTCACATTCGCCGGCATGTTTTCAAACCATTGGTGCACATGTGCCTCAATTCGTTTACAAGGTCCGCACCAGGTGGCACCAAACTTGAGAACAATCTTTCCTTGATTTTCTTTTAGCAACTGTTCAAACTCGGCTCTGCTAAACTCATCGGATTCCAGTAAAGGTGTTGTTGTGGTTGTTACGGTTTTGATCGATGGCGTAAATTGCATAAAGTATATACTGGGAAATATATATTTTATTGTCGGTAAAATACGTAAAAAAAGAACCTATCAATATATTAAAATGACGTCAACCCATAATCTTGACATTAACACCTATTGTTTAGATGAAATCTTTGCTCTCTTTGATTTGGATTACAATCTGACGGAACCGAAAATGCGAGCTGCTAAAATGAAAGTGTTAATGATCCATCCAGACAAATCGAGATTGCCTCCGAACTATTTCCATTTCTACAAACAAGCATATGAGATTGTCTTAAACATATACAAGCAAAAATCAAAACCCACACAAGCAACGACGTATACACCTGAAATCGATTCCTCCTCTTCTATCGGCAACAACTCCAATCCAGAGAACGAGGTGAATGTTTCGAAAAAGGTTTCGAATACCAAGTTCAATGAACTGTATGACAAAAACATGACCAAGAAAATAGATCAATCCCGATTCGAGTGGTTTAAAAACGATGCCGCCGAGGATTATAGCAATCGAAAAGTGAACCCCAAAAACATGGGAGACGAACTCGAGTCGATCAAACAAAAACAGGCTGCACTCGTCACGTACAAGGGTGTTCAAGAAATGATGAGCAGCACGGGCGGTGGAACGAGTTATTTCGACGAAGACGACGCATCCGACGAATATGTTGCATGTGATGTGTTTGGCAAACTGAAATTCGACGATTTGCGGAAGGTTCATAAAGATCAAACGGTATTTGCAGTGTCCGAACGAGATTTCGGTAAACGCACGCAATATGCATCGGTTGATCACTTTGTAAGAGATCGAGACAGCGGTGGCAACGCACCCTTGTCCAAGAACGAGGCATCCACCATCTTGGAAAAACAACGCAAAGAGAAAGAACAGATGATTATGAACAAACAACACCGCGAATACATGTTGCAAAAGGAATATGAGGAGAAACAAAAAGCGGTTCGGTCCGCATTTTTGCAACTGAAATAAAAAAAAAAATAGTGATATTATAAAAAGGACAAAGACATGTTTGACAGAAAGTATGCATATCAATATTTAATCGCGATCGGAATTATCGGAGTTGTCAGTTACTTTGGTGATAAACTGAAGCAAGGACTTTCGAGCAATGACGCCGAAAACGAACTCATCCGCAAATACTTGTTGAACGAATCGCCGCTTTATGGCATGAATCGCCCCAAGCTATGGATCCACAGTACTTATGAGAAAAACGCGAGACAATGGAAAGACTTTTATAGTAGAAACTCCACCGATTTGAATCAACCTTATATTCATTTGACGATCAAATCCATCATCAACCATTGTGGACAGGACTTTAATATTTGTCTCATTGACGACGAAACATTTAGTAAACTTCTACCAACCTGGGAAGTTAACATGGCGATGTTGTCGGAACCTCACAAGTCGACTTATCGCGAGATCGGGATGTTGCAATTGCTCTACTTGTATGGAGGGATCATTGCTCCCAACTCTTTCATTTGTATCAAGAACTTGTTGCCATTGTTGTCGGAGGGACAGCCGTTTGTCATGGAGGTAGTAAATCGCACAAGCAAGTTTGGTAACTTCGCTCCATCCACCAAGTTTATGGGTGCACAGAAGGGATGTCCTCAAATCAAAGCCATGTTGGCGGAAAACAAGGTCGATGTAAACGGCCATTTCACCGCGGAATCGAGGTTCGTTGGGAACACCTCATTGTGGTTAAGAGACAATCCCAATTTTAACATAATGAGTGGGAAATACATCGGCACCAAAACGCAAAAGGGGAAACCGATCTTACTTGAAGATCTAATGGGAGAGAACTTCTTGGATCTTGACAAAGACGCGTATGGCATCTACATTCCTGCGGAAGAAGTTTTGTCGCGTCCCAAGTATGCTTGGCTTGCCTATCTCTCTTCCAAGGAGGTACTCAACACCAATGCGATCATTGTGAAATATTTGAAAACCTCGGCGATCGACGTTGTCAATGAGTATTTTGCAGACACCACCGTGAAAAGCATCACCTCCATATAAGGAAACCCATGGTTTCCTTATGATCCTTCCTTATGATGTTAATAGTAATATTACAAGCGTGGGAGTAAGGCAACGTACCTGTATCTCATGGTTTCCTTATAAGCTACGCGTAAACAGTAGTTCCCTTTCGTAAATAAATATAAACGCCTGATGGTATATATTTATTATAAATGCTTGACCAAATCTTTCGGGCTCAGATTCCAAATACATTGTTGTTTGATTTACTGGATCAGATTTGTTTGAAAACAGACAAATACTATTTTGTAGACATCAACGCATACAAAAAAATGATATATGCAAACTTGCACAAACCATTTATTGAAAAGGTAAAACCATATTATCATTTGGCGAAACAAAGATATTTAGAAAGAGAGATGACATACGCATCCTTCACGAATATCATACGTCAGATTTGCAAACACGGCGACATTGGTATCACATCTGAGATTAAGTACAATCGCTCCCAACACTACACCAACTTTTTTGTCTTTTTTACATCCTTAGATATTATAGAACAATGACAGACATCACATTGTATCATTCGACCTGTGTGAATGGCCTTATCATCTTGACTGCGTTAGTTTATGGGTACATTTATGAAACAATACCTCGATATTTGATTGCTATGATTGCGGTGGTGTTGCTGACGTCACTATTGAATCACAATGGGTCGAGTCCAATAATAAAATGGTGCGATCGCATATTCTCTACAATTACAATCATTGGATTGGGTCATTATATTTGGAGAACATCGAGACATAAACTCGCATTGTTTTCACTGTTGACATCAATTGTTGTCTTCTATTTATTAGCAAAATATTTGAAAATCCGAGGCGACTCGCGGTATATTTACGCACACAGCTTGGTGCATATCTTCGCAACGTGTTTAGTTGTCTCGTTTGTTATAGAGAATTGATCTCTTTCATCAGATTGTTTGTAAAAAACGACAGTTCAATCATATCCTCATGCGTCTTGTGAAAGATTGTGATGTATTTGCACAACAACGGCAATGTGCGATATTTTTCAACCTCAGACAAACTCGACGTAAACTTGACAAATGTGAAAAAATAATCGAGTATATCAATCACCGAATAACCGTAGTCGCAGATCTCGTATAATATTGCAATTGCACCCGTCAAATCACGCGTCTTCAATCGGTCGATGTACTTTTCAAACTGCACATAAGAGATATTTGAACACACGTTCTGAACAAGCGGTAAGTCCGCCATCGCTTCATTCAATATAAATATTTTTTCCAAATGGCAGATCAACACACGAATGGAGTTGTTGCTTATGTTTAATAAAAACTGTTTTGCCTCCTCGTCAATTCGCAATCCTTCTTTTACAATGATTTTGTTCATGGTTGACTCCAAATTCGCACGGGTCATTTGATTGATTTTTATGATGTGCAAACGCGATTGCAAACTCTCATTCACCTTTTGCACATTGGTACATACCGAGATGAATTGTATGTTCTTCGAATACTTGTCGATATAGTTGCGGAACACCTGTTGACTTTGTTCATTTATGGTGTCGATGTCGTCAATTACGATGATTTTCTTTTTATTTGCGATGCCCGAGGATGATTGACAAAATGTTTTCATTTCGGTTCGGAAATATTGGATTCCTTGTTCTTTCAGATTGTTGATAAACATGATATTGTACTCGGGAAACACCGCGGTTTCGTTCATTCCATAGTATTCTCTGATCAATGCGTAAATCAGAGATGTCTTGCCAGAACATGCGTTTCCAACAATGAGTATATTCAAATCATTCATTTCTTGCAATGTTTTTAATACGGTGATGTGCGAAGGATTTAAATAAAAATCGTTGATAAAGTAGGGTTTGTATTTTAAAATAAATGTGGTTTGATCGTTCGATTGTTGCATTGATTAATTAATTTGTATTGGGTTTATTCTGTTTTAGATTATATATAATATATTTGAGCTCTTCGTTTTCTTTGATCAATTCAAAGTTTCTTTTCCTTTGTATCTCCAGCATCGCATTCTTCTCTTTAACCAACGACTCTAAATCTTCAACATACGCTTGATGTCTTTTGCGAAACGCCTCTGCACTTTTGCGATTTTTTATTTTACGATCATCGTCTGGCGTCATTAGCTCGTCGCCCTCGAACAGTTCGAATGAATCAAAGTTCTCCATCATCTTAACTTTTTTTCTGTTTACATGAGGTCCATGTTTTTTTTATGATAAAGAAAAGGGAACTACGTTCCCTTTTGATCCCTCCTTAAAGGAAACCCATGGTTTCCTTTTGATCCTTCCTTTTACTCGCTTTGCTTACTCCTTCCTGTTAATGTTTAATATTAAAAGGAAGGATCAAAAGGAAACCATGGGTTTCCTTTATCATAAAACAAACAAAAATGGATCCTACAATCTTTGAAGATCAGGAACGTCAATTGTTTCTCGAGTTTGGCATTGACGACGATGTTGTTAACCAATTGTTTCCGAATATTAATAAAAAACGAAAAAGAACGATGCAACCAGATCATTGGAGCGAACGCATATCAGCAAGGTATTTAAGACATCGGAATCGCGATCAATTGTTAGAATTTGTTTCAATCATGTCTTCGTTTATGGATAATATCAACTTGCGGAAAAAACATATATAAATATTTGCAAAAACATTTATATATATACACATGCCAACTCATTACGAAACCCTCGGTATTTCAAAAGACGCCACCGAAAAAGAGATTAAACAAGCTTTTCGATCCCTGTCAATGAAATATCACCCAGACAAAGTGCTTGATAAGAGCAAGGAAGAACAAGATATCGCACATCGAAAAATGCAAGAAATCAATTCGGCGAATCATGTGTTGAGTGATCCGGAACAGAGAAAGGGCTATGACATGGAGCTACAAGGATTCCCTCCCGGGTTTCAAGGACAAGGATTTCCTCCCGGGTTTCATCCGATGCAAGGATTCCCGCCTGGGTTTCAACAAGGGTTTCCTTTTGGTGGTCACGGTGATATCTTTGAAATGTTGTTTGGAGGTGGTGGAGGAATGGGTCCAAACATTGAGATTCGCGGAATGCCAAACGTGTTTTTTCAAAAGCGTGTTTTAAAACCTGAACCGATCGAAAAAGATCTGCACATTACTATCAAACAATCGTATGAAGGTGCCGTTGTTCAAGTTGAGATTGAACGGGTCATACGTCATGAAAACACACAAACGGTCGAGACGGAATTATTGATTGTGAACATTCCCCAAGGCATTGATGACGGAGACACGATTGTCTTGCAAAACAAGGGGCACGTTGTGGCGTCCGTATCTGGCGATGTGAAACTAACCGTTCATGTGAAGAATGATACCGAGTTTAGAAGAAATGGTGTTGATTTATATTTTACAAAAACAATTACATTGAAAGAAGCATTATGTGGATTTAAATTTAAGATTGACCATTTAAATGGTAACCAAATGTCGTTGAATGTAAACGTTGTGATTTTTACAGGTGCGAAGCAAGTCATCAAAAATCTCGGAATGATCAAAGATGGACAGATCGGCAACTTCGTTTTGGAGTTTGTTGTCTCGTTTCCCGAATCGTTGACAACAGAGCAAAAGACACAACTTTCTGAGATTTTATAGCACCATATATGGTAACATATCATAAAATAATATAAATACAATTTTATATTATCACATAGTTCGCGGATGTTACCAAAATTCATTCATTATTTATCTACACCAATTGGCATTTATGGGTTATGGATTGTTTTGCATTTTATAACACCGCATTTGTACACCTATTTTTGTACATCCATCACTCCATATGGATTTCTTATATCTCCATTTATGGCTCCGGCCCCCCATTGCACTGCATTTCGCTGGATAATATATACCGGCGGAAACATGATTACTACCATGTGGGTAGTGATTGGCGGATGGTTTATTAAGAGGACATTATTGACGACGGCGTCTGCGTGACGAGGATTTCTTATTCTTGTTCTTCTTGTTCTTAGTCTTTTTATTTGACTTTCGAGCATGCTTTCCACCTTTTTGTTCTTCTTCGTCTTCGGATACAGGAGGAGGTTCTTCAGATGGTGGCTCTTCTACCGGCGGTTCTTCCTCCTCAACTGGAGGTTTTTCTTCGGATGATGCAGGTGCTTCCTCGTCAACTGGCGCTTTCTCTTCAGCAGGGGCTTCATCGGACGCAGATGCTTTTTTGCTAGATGTGTCATTTTTGAAAAATGTATAATATCCTAAAATCGCAGTTGATATTCCTAGACAACCATATGAAATATTGGTCGGATTTGTAATCATATTGCTAAGTTGGTTTTTAGTAGTTTCTAAATATATGCTCATTTGATTTGCTGTACTTTCGGAACCCATTTCTTGTATATAATATATTATATATATTATATGCTCGCTAATAAAAATAATCATTTGATTAAGAAAATTTTAAGAAAAGGAGGAAACACAATGAATCAACGAACTGATTCTCTAAATCCAATGCAAGTTGCTGACGAAAAGCAAACCGCTGACGAAAAGCAATCCGCTGACAAAATGCAATCCGCTGACGAAAAGCAATTCGCTGACGAAAAACAATCCGCTGACGAAATGCAAATGCTAAATCCCGAATATCCTGACCAAAATTTTTTATATAAAAACATAACCTCACAAAAACAAATGGATACGATTAAAACATACGTATGTGCATTTAATAATTCAAATTTTGTTAAATACATTGTTGATACAAAAGGATTGTTTCCGTCTTTTACATTTTCTATGTCAACCACTCAGAAAGGTGGATTTTTAGACGATGATAGTTCAAGTGATGATTTAGACACATTGTTTCAAAAAAATGTAATTGATTTTGTAAAAACTTTTTATAATAACCAAAGAGGTGGACGTGATCGATCGGAATCTCTTAACCAATCTGAAAATCCTTTGTCATCGGATACTTCTAACCAATCTGAAAATCCTTTATCATCGGATACTTCTAACCAATCTGAAAATCCTTTATCATCGGATACTTCTAACCAATCGGAAAATCCTTTATCATCGGATACTTCTAACCAATCGGAAAATCCTTTATCATCGGAATCTCTTAACCAATCGGAAAATCCTTTATCATCGGAATCTCTTAACCAATCGGAAAATCCTTTGTCATCGGATACTTCTAACCAATCGGAAAATCCTTTGTCATCGGATACTTCTAACCAATCGGAAAATCCTTTGTCATCGGATACTTCTAACCAATCGGATTCTCCTTTGTCATCGGATTCTCCTTTGTCATCGGATTCTCTTAACCAATCAGATTCTCCTTTGTCATCTGATTCTCCTTTGTCATCAGATTCTCCTTTATCATCGGAATCTCTTAACCAATCCGAATCTCTTCTTGAAAATCCTTTATCATCGGAATCTCTTAACCAATCTGAATCTCCTGTTGAAAATCTTTTATCATCTGAATCTCTTAACCAATCAGATTCTCCTTTATCATCGGAATCTATTGAATCTCCTCTTGAATCTCTTAACCAATCGAATTCTATGGAATCTCTTGAATCTCTTAACCAATCGAATTCTATGGAATCTATTGAATTAGCTCCTTTGTCTCCTATGCAACCAGAATACATCGGATATCTATTAAGCCCAAATGAACCCGACAGCATTTTTGTCTTTGTTAAGACACCGGATGTAAGTTTGAAACCAGAATATACAAGATGCATATTGAACGAATTGTTTCATACATTCAAAGTCTACGACACAGACGTAGACGAATCTGTAAAAACCCTTTTTGAAAACAATCAATGGCTCCTTAACACAGACGAACCATATAGTGGTTATCTATGCAAGCTAAATGAAGACAAACAACTAATAAACACAAACGACGAAGCATCTTTAATGAACGTTGACTCCATTGGAGATTTATTTTATTTTAGTTTTTTACCTCTCGATAAAGAGAATGCGAGGTTAAACAAAAGATATGCGATCTTTCCAAATGAGTATGTTTGTATTTTGGATGAGACACAAAAGGCAGAATATCTCTTGGATAAACAATCATATTCCGACGATAAATCAATATATTTCAAAGGAGAAATATTGACAAACAAACAAAAAGGACATGAATTCTTTTGTGTAAAAACTCCGTCTCAGTTTTTAGAATATTAAGATAGTTATATTTTATACTATGGCAGAGACAATAAATCCAACGACAGAGGGTTTGGTGAAAGACACGTCTGTAACAGACAATCCGATAACAAACACTTCAGTAACAAGCACTCCGATGATAGAGAGTTCGACAATAGACACTTCGATGAAAGACAGTTCGACGATAGACAGTTTGGTCAAAGACAGTTCGATGATAGACCCTCCGACGACAGACAGTTTCTTCAATACACCGATTGTTATCATGCCAATTTTAATCATATTAGCCGGAATATTCTATGGAATCGCATTCGCATTTGACAGCTCACAGATTCGATTTATATTATATTGTGGAAGTATTTGGAGCATTTGTCTCGCATTTATCTATTACGTAAATCAGACTCCGACTCAAACATTGTTGTCATCATCCTCCGCCGAATAAGTATCCAAAAATCGACTCAATATGACATCATCCATTGTACTGTTTAGTGCACCCTCGATCTCATCTTTCAATGGCGGTCGTCCATAATTCTCAGTAAACTTTTTCACGTAATCTTGAATATTACTCATATTCAATGCATCCGCCTGCTGTTGAATCTTTTCACGCTCTGCATTGATCCGCTTTTCGTTTTCTTCTTTGATCCTCGATGCGATTCGTTTTTCGTAATCTTCTTGCATTTTAGTAATCTTTTGAGAGACAACCGAGTAAATCACTTCTTCGTTTTTATTCGTTGGTGTAGGAGGAGGAGGTGTTGGTGTCTTATACCAAGGGTGGCGATCGTCATCTGTACTAACAATGATGTTGCACACATCCGGTTTCTTGAGTTTCTCGAACATGGCGGCCTTCTTTGTCATCTCTTCCTTCTTCGTAGCTTTGAGTGTATCCTTTTTCTTTGAACAACATTGCAACCAAGTCTTGGGTTGGCCAGAGAATGTCTCCAAGAACTCATTTGTGATCGAAATCGGAATTGACGGACTCGTCTCCATCAATCTGTCAAACTCTTCGCGATTTGTCTTTAAAAATCTGCCAGCATCTGTAGAGCGTTCGTCAGGATGTTTTGCTAATTCTATGCGAATGTTCCGTGCATACTTGTCCCATGCAATTGCAGAGACGCGATGGGATTCATTGTATTCGGAGATTTTCAAATACTGTTGGATGGTTGTTAAAATACCGATGAAGATGTTCACGGAACCAATCACCATCGGTGCCATGGTTTGCATCGATACTGGCAAACTGCCTTGTGCAAACGACGCTGTTCCTGAGATAGTAGACAAAATAATTGCAGGAATTGTAAACCACGCGTGCATGTATGAAAACTTTTGATGTGAACGTGTGTGCAACCATTTGTAACACTTTGCAATATCACACCACTCTACTAAAATTCTCTCATTTTCGTCGGACCAACTTACAAACACGGAACTCGATTCTTGGGAACTCAGTTCTTGAGAGATTGGCTCTAAAGCTGGTTGATCTGTCATCATTATAAAATACTCAGTATATTTTTTTTCAAAATCATAAAACAATATACAACAAAAGAGAAAACATGACTCACAATAAAAAGTTTTACATATCTCTTGGGGGTCGGTCTGGACATACCATCCCTTCCAACAAAAAGTTTTTCGAAAATAGACTGAAACACTTTTTTGAAACCTATGATGCTGGCAATGTGAAGTTACATAAAGTGGACATTCGTTACTCATATAAAAGTTATCATGCGTTTATCTCCTTGTCTTTCGCGACGCGTCCAAGTTTGAACAAGTTTGTTGAAATGATAGATTCATCAAAAAACAATCATGTGATTATTTCCCCCGGCTGGAAAATCTATAATTATATTCCAAAACACGAACGCAAACTTAACACTGCATTTTGCCAAGAAGAAGATGGAGATGAACCTGATAATAATGAAAATGAAAATGTTTTCGACGACGAACCCCGGAATGAGCATGTCGGACCTGTATCAGATGGCAACGACGAAGGAAGCAACGACGAAGGAAGCAACGACGAAGGAAGCAACGATGAAGGAAATAATAATGAGAATGAAAATGTTATTGGAGAAGAACCCGACAATGAGTACGACGGAACTCTATCGACTGGCAACGACAAATCAGATGGGTCACTCGATAACAATGATCCAACCGATCACAATGATTCAACGAATATTGAAAACATTGAAACAGTTCATGAGGAAGATGAGTATGAGAATGACCAAGATATGGAACGCATTTATACGTGGCTAATCACGCCATCAAAAACCATCGATGACGAGATCAATTCCGCATTTCGATGGCTAAGACGTCCTTATTGGGAGAATTGAACGTTTTTTTTCGAAAGTATATTTATAAAATGGAGAGCGAGATACAAAAATTGATCAATCAGTTTGTTGAAATAAAACACACAATTTTGCAAATCATTGAGACTACCTCGGTGATTAAACAAAAATTGACACATTTGAAAGAAATATATGTTAACTTAATAAAACACAACTCTAAAAAAATCTTTTTAATCTGCCTCGAGTCCTTTCATTTTCAATACAAGGTTATGAATGTTGAAATCGAAAACATACATAAACACTTTTTACTATTGACAAACCACACCTATTGTGATTATTCGAACCTCTATTCAATCTTGCATAAAGCATTCGCTGAACGTGAGATGACGGTGTCTACCGAAAAACAACATCCTGTTTATAAAGACGTTGATCCGTTTTCCGAATATAAAATCGAAGAGATAGAACTGGTTTACAACAATTCCATCGAGTTGATTTCATTCTTGATCTCTCGATTTAGAGAAAATGAAGAGGTGGTCAGCAAATACGTTTCAAAATCGCAAAGCGGTTTTCAAATCTCAAACTTCATAAACACATTGGAGTATGAAAATCACGTTTTAAAAGACCAAATCACCCTCTATCTGAACTATTGCACGTTTTTCCAATCCAGTCAGACCAAATATTTTAGTAAGTTGTTTAACAAAGTAACGATGCTTCATGAGGAGATTAATGCAGAGATTGTTTTTCATGAAACGCCTTGGGACAAAGTGTCGATCAATGAAACTGACACATTAGTTCAAGATGTGAAAGATAAACCTGCAGTGAAGCAATGGAGTCACGCAAACGATGAAGACATGGTTGGGATTTCAAAAGAAGAGATTGCGGACCTTTGATTCATCATCATCACGGTTCTCTTAACTTAACTCGGGTTCCTTAAAAAAAGGAAGGAGGAACTTACTTCACTTAACTTAACTCGGGTTCCTTAAAAAAAGGAAGGAGGGATCAAAAAGGGAACGTAGTTCCCTTTGTTAAAACAAAAAAGTCTTGAACGTCTTTTTCTTATTGTATCTTCGGTTAACCCTTTTGTTTTTTGTCTTGTATTTTGGTTTTGGATTTCGATTTGACTTCATATCGGACTTTGGTTTCGCCTCGTGTTTGGCTTGAGGGGAAAACAAAAACTCCGTTCGTCTTTTCAGATTGTTCATTTTTCGCACATGTCTCCTTTTCATGTTCGGATTGTATTTCAAAAACCACTCGTCGTATTCCGGCGTGTCCTTTTTGTCTTTCAACTCTTTGTATTTATCTGCCTTGTCGGATCGAATTTGCTCGAGAGTACTTTGTTTTCCAATGCATTTGAGCGAAAACCGTTTCAACAATCCGCGTTGCTTCAATCGGTTCTTTTCCTGCACGTCGAATAAAAACATGGCCATGCACAAGATCTTGTCTTTGTTGTAATATTTCTTTTTCGCATACATGAATGCCAAGTAGAAAGACAAAAGTGTGTCGATCGTCGCGACATTCACATTCAACCCATTTTCAATAGTGATCGTATTGTAATTGTGACAAGCAATCGGTTCGTATAAGAATGCCACAGATTCATCGTCGATCTTGATCTCAATGTGTTTCGGGATGATCTCATTGATCTCCGCGTGCTGGATCATGACAATCTTCTTGTGTATGTGTTCCTCCAACCGCTCTTTTAATATGATGGCGACTTTTTCAACATCCTCTACAATCACGTCGAAATCCGCCGTTTTCTGGACCTTTCGCTTATCCTTCTCTGGCATATACTCGGAGTACAACGTGCACGCATACCCTCCAATGAATATGGCGTCGATGGATATCAAGGTGTCTCGAATTATGATGTGTATGTCTTCTTCTACTCTATCTGCAGATGGCTCTTTCACTTTCTCCTTCTCCTTCGATTGACTCATAATCTTGTGCAATGTCTTCTCTTCCATTCTCTTTTGAAAATCCACCATTTCGCAATTCACCGATGGATTCACTGGATAATGATTGTTCAACAACACCAATCGTTTGAAAACCTTTTCCCATCTGCTGACGTCACCCATTGGACGAGAGAGTTCTAAATACATGTTCATTCTTAAGAAATTTGCTGGGCAATATTTGATACCCGCCACCTTGATCGAATCGGTATACAAGGAGTCAAATATGTCTTCGTGCAAATATGTGATATCCGCAATCGGAATAAAGTTGACAAACACCTTGTAGGTTCCGTGGTGGATTCCGGATTTCGCCTCAACCTCTATATATTTCGCATCTGCATATCGATTCGCCAATTCGATCGCGTCGTTTAACGCATTCTTTGAATAAAAATCGTAGTCGGGGATCTCCAACTCGCGGTTGTAAAACTGGCTCTGTTTGGGCAAGATGTTGTTGATCGCGGTTCCTCCATAACAAATCAATGGCTTCTCTTGTAAAAATCTTTCTAAAATCTCTACAATCTTTTTCACGTCCTCGTTCATGGCCGTTTTTTTTCCCTTTGTTTCCTCACTCTCGTCAACCGCTTGACGCAATATCGCGAGTTCACATTCTTCGAAACTCATTTTGTTGTTGCAAATCGATGGTTCGTATTTGTTTTGCATATATATATATACATTAAGAAAGGATAATAAGGAAACCCAAGTTAAGGAAACCGATGGTTTCCTTATGATCCTTCCTTTTGTTTAACCTTGGTTTCCTTATGGGATTAAGGATCATAAGGAAGGATCATAAGGAAGGATCATAAGGAAGGATCATAAGGAAGGATCATAAGGAAGGATCATAAGGAAGGATCATAAGGAAGGATCATAAGGAAGGATCATAAGGAAGGATCATA